TTATTACGTATACCAGATAACCCCGTATTTATGGACAGAAAAGCAAGGAAAACCTTGAAAAATCTTGTGTTATCAAATGTTTAAAGCAAAATCGTAAAATCGAGAAAACTTGAATAAGTTGTTATATCTTGATATAAATTGGTATATTTTGATGTATTGATGGAGACAAAATGGAGACTCTTCAAAATGCGTGGAGACAAAATAATAAAGAACTAGAGACAAAGAATCTTTGCAAATCGTAAAAAATAGGGTATACAGAAATTAATCTGTATACCCTATAATTTTATGCTAACATATTGTCGTCAAGTTCAATGACGCATTTACCATAGCCTGTCTGATCATCACATGCAAGATACTTTTTAGCATCAATACTGAATACATATCTGTCTTCCTGATTCTTGTTGACCAAACACCGATATAATCCATTGATAACGGTATTTTTCCTCGGAAGTGGAATCACTGTCATAACTACATAGTCATCTGCATATCCATATGCACTTTCGCAAGGAATACTATATGTCTCACCGCCATCGATCCAGAATTTGTACCCAGATCCTATATATCCGTATACTCCGATATTTGAATTGTCCTGTAATGTCGCTGTACTTATCAAATATGATAACTGTGTTCCTGTCGTCATTGTGTCTGAAATAAATACAAAGAATGTCGCTCCATTTTTTCCGTTTGCGTATCTTAGCCTAAAATTCTTTGCACTGTTTCCATTCATATTCTGATTAACGACCATTGCCGGCTTGCTCGTTCCTGTCTGTTCTACACCGTTTATGTACTGTCTGATTGTAAAATTACTGCCGGATATAGAACAAATAAATCCATCTTTTGTAGACTCTCCGCTATACAGAATCCACTTGCTGCCGCTTGTGACTGTACTTAACTTACATCTGAGTGTATCAGCAATCTGCTGCATCACTTCATCCGTGATTGTTACAATATAGCTGTTGTCAACCAAATTTGACAACATCAACTCCTTATATCCTTTCATCATTCACCCTCCTGTTCTATCGTGCATGTTCCATATATATATCTTACCGTTCAACTTTCCCGTACATACCATATCCGACTGACTGGATTTGCTTAATCTTTTCAGCCATCAATTTAAAAGTATCGTCACTTGCGGTTTTTATGCCTTTCTCAGTGATAGCCTCCGCAAGCAATGTCTTGCCATCACTGACAGATTTTTTTAACGTTTCAATATCGGTATTACATTTTTCTACTTGTTGAGATAAATCGCCTACATCTACAGCACCATGTTCTTCATAATAATCCTTATCCCAATAGGTGATCATAGGTAATCCACTTGCCTTACATCTAACCATACATGTTCCACCTTTCCCAAAAGTAGGAAAGATATCATTTATTTCATCTTTATAATAATTAAAATAAATATATTTAGCATTGTAAGGAATGCAATATGTCATTGTTACAATGTTTCCTTTTACTGCATGTTCATTATGTTCTACATGAATAATTTCATCTTCATCACCCATTACAACAAATGGATATTCGAGATCAGACTTCAGTTCGACAGCTCCTATATCAGTACGAAATTTTACGCAACTGATGGAATCATCATAATTATTATCTGTATTTAAAACTTTTTCACCTGTGGCATAATTGAAACCATCGCAAGTTCTTGTACTCAACAATCCCTGCTTTGCGATACCGTCCTTATAAAAGTCTCTTACAATGCGATTAATTGGGTATACAGCGTTATCCAAGAAATATTGATATATTTTTTCATATATAACTTTATTCTTTACAGGATTTTCGGATTCGGATGATAATTCATCATCTATATTACCAAAACCACCGTCCTTGATACATTTAACAATCTGATTACTTGACCATGTTGTATTTTCGGAGATGTTATCATCGGCAATTTCAGGTATATGAGTTACCTTTTCTAATGCATCAACTAATGTATTAAACTCATTTGAACTTTTAATATCTCCGTCCTGAATAACTTTTTTAGCAACTATCATTTTACCTGTCACGGTAGAAATAGCAGTACCTTGCTCAGTTAATAAGATGTCATATTCAATTTCACCAGGCTTAACCGTTGCATTTTTACCGAAAGAAAAGACAAGAAGATTATTCCTCTTGTCTTTATCTAAATTCGATATAATAACGGTCTTATCTGGCTTTTTAATATTGATAACAGCATCTAGTTTTGATATATCTACTGGTTTTCCAGCATTTACGATTTTAAACTTGACAATACGATTGATGTCACCTTGCTTGGCATATATAGTGCCAACAGCGGCATGATTCATAACGTCAAGTATTATATATTGTGTTTCATTTATTTTAGCCATTTCGTCCTCCTAACCCTTATATCCATATGCGATCATAGCAATAGGGGTATATGTAATTTTAATTGTACACGGGCGATTAACCACAATTCGATTTTTAACGGTTTCGTCTACATCTTGATATGTATTGATTAATCTAGGTAATAAGAAATTACAGTCCTTTCCTAATTGCCTACCAGTTATGCTACTTGTCACAAGTTGAGATGCCCCATTAATAGTAATAATCTCATCCACACTACAATTATCAATCTTAAATTGTCTGTCAAGAATTAATAATTTGTTCTCTTGGTCTACATAATAACTAGAAATAGTTAAGTCGCCAGCTTCTTTACATGTAATAATATAATCAGCGTTTATATAACCATATTTATCGCTACTGATTTCAAATTCTGTTTCTCGAATATTCGCTGATAAATCACAATTAATAAGCAAATCATCTTGTAAAGCATATGGTGTATTGGCTGTAAAAGTCAAATTAAAACCAATGATTTGATCATTTATCATCACTTGTTTTGCAGAAAAATTACCAATCCAGTAGATATTCTCATAACCAGAACAATTGATTCTGAATTTCTTGTTTTTTAGAGAAAGCCACTTTTGAATTTTTCTCGCTTGTGCAACAGTCAGATAATCTATATCTGAATTACACATGTTTACACATATAGAGAGTGGAAGAGTAAATGGCTCATCATATGTCGTAGAATATAAATTGAACCAATCCGATCCAGATGATTTTTCTTGATTTAGTTTTAATTCCACACCGACTTCCACCATACCCGATCCACTATCAAAATTACAACACATGCAATTAAAATCCGATAATGTTTTATCGCCAAAAGTAAAATCATTTACGAGCATTTTGTTACCTCCTATAATACAGCAATCCAGCTAACACTCATACTATTTGAGTCGTTTCGAGTTACATATATATCGAATCCATTTTTAGTTACATTTAAAACGGATACTCCTTTAACAATTGTTCCTGGAACTGACGATATAGGAGTAGCAACAACAGTTGGTATTGCATCAAATGCGCTACTAAATGTCACTGATGTTTTGGTTGGTGTATTCGCCGTTGATTTACATGTGACTGTACCTTTTTGACAAAAGCCAGTGCTAGACCTTGCATACAATTTACCTTGTAATGTTACACCAAAATACGGATGACCAGTAGAACCTGTTTGTTCCATTAGTAATCCATAATTCGTTGCTGACTCATTAACTTTAATTGTCACTCCCATATTAGTAATTAATGTAGATGCCCTACCTTTTGTATCATCATCTACACCTACATTTACTTCTGTACCAAACACACGCCCATCTTTGCTTACTCTAAATGGGCAATCAGAATAATTATCGTGAGAAATTCCTCCTGTTGCAAATGTCCATGTTGTGTTTGCAGTTGGAATTTGCATTACTGAAACCTTTTCGCCACTATTAGCAGGATCTCCACTATATATTTTACCATCTGTTATAGTCCAACCTGCCAGACTTGCCCATGATGAAATCATTTTTCCATCCTTACTTACTCTAAAAGGACAATCACTATAATTACTATGAGATGTGCCACCAACCGCAAATGTCCATAAATTATTCTTTTGTGGCATCTGCATAACCGCTACAGGATTATCTATTGATCCATCACCACCATATAACTTACCATTTTCAATATTCCAACCACCGACCGAACCTTTAATAGAATAGATACTGCCATCATATCCAACATGAAATGGTGCATTATTGCTATCATTACTGCCAGCCCAAAAAGCTTGGTTTTCACCCATTCCTGTACATGTATCGTCACTTCCTGTTATGAGATATGTATCTGTAATATTAAATCTACCAATCGTACCTTTCGAAGCATTTATCGTACCACTTATATTTGCATTGCTCGCATATAAATCGCCACTTGTTGTAACGCCAAACTTCGAACCAGCGGTGAAACACCAACCAGAAATAGCGGATGAACCACCAATCGCTTTATTCTCTGTAGTTCCTATTGACATTAATACTGATTTATCTGTACCCCAAATTCCATTACTGAGATTGTTTGCACCAATTTTGAATCCACCAAGTTGTCCAGAATTACTTATAATAGTACCGTTCAGATATACATTATCCGCATACAAACCATAACCGACACAATCATAAGTGCCACATTTTAATCCGTCAAGATACCCTAATCTTACACTCGGAATAGTATACACAGTGTCAGGATCAGAGCTTGATTTACTGCCCCAAATATCTACATAAGGTGCAGAATTTGCACTACCTGTGGCAGACATTCTAATACCAACAGGTGAATATACATTCTCAGTAGTTGAACCAATCTTTTTACCATATCTCTGATAGAGCATTACACTAATATCACTGTACGATGCGCCTTTTTTAGCCGTAGAAAAATGATCGGCTATTGAAGATTCGACAGTAAGTGTTAATGACATAGTATTAGCAGTTGTATTCAATTTAGCAGCCATAACACCGCTACATCTAATATTTAATCCATCAATTTTACCTTGAAATTTAATTTTAGAATTTTGTGCCCAACGAACCCCTTGAATAGAATCAGAAGTAATTGCTGTTTTATCTAAGATAGAAACAGTAATAGTTGTAGCACTTGCTTTAGATACATTAACTGTTGCACCTGATTGAATATATATTATAGGAGCAACACAGAATTCACCACCTAAGTCTTGAATAGTATTTAATTCATACTTAAATGCTTTGAGGGTATCATTAACCGTTACATTGGTTGCTGTGATATTATTAGCAGCGAGAGAATTATTAATTGTGACTGGGACACCAAATTGAGCAGAAGATGTGTTGAATAAAACTCTGCTACCAGAATCTCCTACTTGAAAAGTCCCGTCCGTTCGTACCGTACTTTTGCCAAAATATACTCCACTACCAAAAGTAATTTGGTCGTTTATTCCTAGCCAACTATATCCGTTATCTCTGATAGCTATTTTATTATTGAGAGACAATTTTCCGTTGGTAGATGAATTACCAACATTCAATGTACCAGTAGTAGTAGCATCACCATTAACAGTTAATCCACTTGTCGTTACACTCGTAGCAGTTATATCATTAGCATTTAATGTTTTTACTACCAATGAATCGCTGATATTTATATCTTCACAAAAAAGCTTGCCAAGCAGTCTACTTGACCCTGTGACAAGCAAATCTCCTAATTGTGCCAAGTAAAATCACCCCTTTCTAAAGAGAGCAATTTACTTGCCCCCCACAACTGTATCTTCTTTAACTTCGTCATCTTTCTGGACCTTGTCCATAAATGACAGCATATCAATATCACGAATATTTAATCTGCAATCATCAGGAAGAGTATCATATACTGAATCCATGTCGAACACAGAAAGAGTAATTTCGGTTCTGTCTTCCAATACCTCATCCAATTTCCTCTGGCATTCCGTTGCATCAGCCTGATATTCCTCTGCAAATTCTTTCTTGACTTCAATTCTTTTTGAGCCATCAACCTCTACCTCTTCAGTCTTACCAGCTTCAATATATTTATTTCCTAATGACTGTGTTAATTCATTTCTCATTTCAATTAAACTCTGTGCAGTCTTATTTACTTCCTGCATATTTGTACGAAGTGCCAACTGTATTCTGAATGGCAGAACATTAAACTTTTCCTTGTCTTCCTGTCTACTCTGTGCATACCATTCTGCAATATTTACCAGTTCAATGTTATAAAATCCCTTTGTTGCAATCTTCTTATTAAATGACATAATAAATTCTCCTTTTTCTCAACTAAAATTAGGGCATATAACAGCCCATTAACTTATTCTCCATACGGTCTGAATATATGTCCGAACACGACATAGTAAGGTTTATTCTCAGCATGAAGCACCTTATATTCAAACCAGTCCAATATAAAAATTGATATACATACAATCACAAACCAAGCACAACAGAAGAGGATGTTAAGTTGATTCTGTGCAAATGTTCCCCAAAGTCCTCTATAGTCCCATATGGTAAAATCTTGATTGAATGTAATACCAAATAAATATTCCAACATGATAGAAGTCAAACCACCAAATAATACTTGCCATGCTAAATCCATATCATATGTGAACATATTGTTATACTGTGAAATTATAATTCCCACAATAAAAGCGAGCATGAACATCGTCCAATGTGTCCAACCTCGCCATAAAATTTCTAAACCACAATATATAAAACCAGATACTATGCCAATGCTAGTTAACTGTAGTATCTTTTGTAGTAGTTTCTGTATTTTCGCCATCTGAATCACCACTTTCTGATGTAGAGGTATCCGTGTCAGGTGTATTATCTGAGCCATCTGTAGTTCCTGAACCGCCCATAAATCCAACAATAAGTCCATGTATAATCTCAAGAGTATTAGCTATAATCTCGTCATACTGTGCCTGATATGATTCATTAAGAGGTGTGTCATATGTATAAGACATAATTGTATCTCTGTTTGTCTCTCCGTCTAACTGTACACGAAGCAGATTACATTTAGTAGTTTCCTGAGTAATCTTTAACTGCATCTGAAGATAGAGTGATATAATTACTTTAGCAGGAAACATACGACATTCGTTGCCATTTGAGTGATATGGAAGATATGCAACTGCTGGATTCTGCATTGCAGTCAAACAGAGAGAAGAGATATTGTTCTGATCATGTTGTTCAAGGCTGAATGTCTCTGTGCCCTTATCTGTTTCTATTTGTACACCCTTTGATATTTCTGCTGTACAGGTATTATTGAGTACACCTTTCTTGTATGTCTTAATTTCCTCGTCAGACATTGTATTAAAATCTATAACAGGATTTACAATATCCTGTAAACTCTGAACTTGTTCAGCGAGATTATTCTTTGTTAGTCTAACCGCCAAGCAATCTACAAATTGGTTCACATCTTCATTATACTGTGCACCACAGTCTGTAATGTCAGAGTATGTATCGTATATTTCGTATAAGCCAACAGATATATCATTCTGGAATATCTGTATAGCTGTTATTTTCTTGAAATTCTCCTTAACTCCACGTAAGTAATCTGTCTGCAAATAGAGCACAGGATCATTCGCAAAATCCTGTGCAGAGAACTTTACAAGAGTATAGGTTTCTTTATTATTAACTAGAACGTAACTTCGCATTTAACGCTCCTTTCTACATAATAAAAGAGCCTACCGAAGTAGACTCTATGTGTGTTAATTACTTGATTTTAAATTTCCCATATTTCGTTACAAACGACAAAATCATTCGCAATTCTGATTTTAATGTTATCGTTGATTGCGTATTTTAATAGATTCTCATCTTCAACAACCGCATCTGTTTCATATATTTCAGTAGTAATTAGATTTCCTTGCTTAGTTATATTACTCATTCTGCAATCACCTCGCCAGCTAACATTAAGTTTCCATTATTATCGACCAAAGCCCCGACCTTGTAAAGTTCTTCAATAGTTTGATTATCGAGTGCTGTTGCATAGATGCGGAAATCAGAAAGTTGCCCATTAAAGTAATTCGAAATACCATTTCCACCTTGAGAGGATGCACCAATTGTACCTACGTTTGAAATTAATTTCATATCTCCAACCATATTTTTTGTTTGTTTTAATATTCCATTAACATACAATTTTTTACAGGATGATGACCTAGTTACAACTACATGTATCCATTCGTTTGCTGATATTGTATAGTCTGAAAAAGTGCACTGTCCATTATCGTCAAACCTAATCTTATTGCCAATTTTAAATAAAGCAATTCCATTTCCAACGGCAGTTCTCATAGTGCATATAGTTGAATTACCAGTTATGTCATCAAATTTTACCCAACAAGATATTGTAAAATCTGTTGAAGAAGATGTTATAGGATTTTGAAATTTTAAATATTGGTTGTTTCCATTAAATACATAACTTCCTTTGTATCTAGGCGTATCACTTGACCAAGTAGGGCATGTAGAATCTGTTACACTACCATTGTTTTCATATCCACTTGTATCATAAATTATATTGTCATAAAAGGAAGCATCATCTTCAGGGGCTGATGTCCAAGGTGTAGCGGTAGAAGATTTTTCGAGTTTGACATTTTTAAGTCGTGCTGTAAAACTTGCTTCGACATTTGCGTTTGAATTGTAGAAAGATATATAATTTTGTTGCCCAACATTTGAAGATGCTTGCTGAGGAATAGTAACGGTTTGTTTTACATGATACCATTTATTTAATTCACATCCGTTTTGTCCTACTACGGGTAAAATATGTCGAGTTACCCCTCTCCAAGCTCCAGTTGCGGTTTCTCCACTTGGGGCATTAGTATATCTTTGTCCCATCCAGAATTCCCCCCTATTAGAACCTGTAGGAAAATTCCAAGCAGTGTACATTATGTCATACGACCATGTATATTTTTCGCCAACCGGGTAATCTCTGCATCCATATACAAATCCGTCATAAAGACTAATAGTTGCATAAGTTTTTTTTGATTTTAAAGTGAACTCTCCATATTCGTCTGTTACAGTTGGAAAATTTTTGAAAAAACCTGCTTTCTCGTTTCCTTTACCGTTTTTGATCAGATTCCTACCGCCAATCTTTCCGTCAACTTCTCCAAGAAGATAATGACAGACTAATCCTTTTGATATTTCCTTAACTTGGCGTGGGGATAAACACTCATTATAAATGCGGAAGTCGTTTAATTTTCTATAAGCATTTTGCCAAACAACCCTTGTCTGATATTCAAAAGATGATGAATTACTTACGCCGCTATATGTATATTTTTTGATACCATTAATATAAACTGTCATAGTTGGATTATGATATGTTATGGTAACATGTGTCCATTGATAAGATGGTAATACTCCCTTGTAAATTGGAGTCATCATAAATGCTTTTGCAGCATCGTTCATCCAACTTAGATGTAAATCATTACATGTAGGATATTGAAAAATAGAAAACTTCCGATTATTAAATTCTACATTATTATTAATATTTCCAAATATTGTGCTACCTTTTGACCCTTCTTCTGCATTTACGTATATCCAAAAACAAATTGTCAATGCTTGGTTATTTAAAATTTTAGATGTCATTGTAGCACTCATATCAAACTGCCCTTGTTCAAGACATTTTCCTAACTTACCATCATTAGAAAATGTTGGGTCAATACTGGTAATAAATTCATCATTAATCAATCCTTGATTTTTTATCACCCCATCTGTAAATGGTAGCCATAAACATAACAATCTATCACGCCCCTTTCTCTAAAAATGGGAGAGTAGCACCGTTCTCTACTCTCCTAAAATATTATCTATGTTCCTATGCAAAAACAAAGTTTAAGCACTGTAATTCGGCGTTATATTCTAACGTAACGGCATCTCCAATCATTGCCTTATCTGCGCTTATTTGTCCCTCAGAAGCGATTCCTCCCTTTACTTTCAGTGCGCCAGTGGTCTTACTGGTCGAAGCTGTGGCAGATGAAATCGTTGTTTCTTTTGAGAAGGTTTTTGCTCCTGATATGGTCTGTGCTGTATCTATTGTAACATATTTAGATGTAATTACATTGCCTGCACCATCTTGGGTAGCTTTGGTAGCTGACGAAGCATTTCCAGAAAGATTACCAGTTACATTGCCAACTACATTACCTTCCCAACCATTAGATGTTATCTTGCCGAGAAGTGTGTTTGTGCCTGATTGAGATTGATAAAATTGAAATAATCCTCCAAATTCATAGAAGTTCATATAATCTTGTCCTGTATGACCAAGCAATAAAGCATGATTAGTAGACGAACTAGATCCACCCAAAAGGTATCCATCAACTTTTAAATCACCTGTAATAATTCCACCAGTAAGAGGAAGATATGTTGAACTAATCACATTACCATTTCCGTCTTGAGTAGCTTTTGTAGCAGATGTAGCCTTAGTTGCGGTAGCAGCATTACCTGTAATATCAATACCCCATGTGCCACTTGCACCTGTACCATCTTTTTTAGGAACATAATCAGTGTAATTATTACTTGATAAAACGGTCTGCCATGAACCATATACACCTGCTTTTTGACCACGCATTTGTAATTCTGGATTATCATTAGCAGACATAAACAACTGACCATCATATCCTGCTGTATTATCCCAATAGAAATGTAAAATATGTCCATCAGATTTTGGCTTATTCGTAGTCATTAATTTTGTTGCTTTAAATGTAGCTAATCCACCACTTCCTGTAATGGCTATATTAGCATTTGTAGGACGATTACTATACAAATTAGCTAATAAATTAGCCTTTAAAGCATTGCCACCAACACTGTCACTCAGAGCATACTTCGTACTTGAACTCAAAGCGTCAGTAATACCATAGCCACTTAGCGTAGTAGGATTAGTACCAGCCGTTACATGACCATAAGTGTCAACAGTAACAGATTTATATGTACCAGCTTTCACACCACTTACATTGTGTGTAATCGCAACTGTCTTATCATCACCTATCGTAGCAGCTAATGCACCACTTGCAGTTACACCTGAGAAGTCGATTGTACCACCGCTAGAAACCTTGATAGAATCCAATTTACTACGTTCCTTTTCGGTCATAAGACCAAGACCAGTCGAACCTATTGCAGTCTGAAGATTAGCCTTTGTTATAGTAATCACGTTGCTTACACATGAATAGTCCGTACCAGCAAGAGTCACCTTTGAAGCATAATTATGTGTATGACTTGATGAAGACGCTCCAATATCAGAGAGAGAAAATGATATGTCTGATGCGCCATCAAATGACTTCTTAGCTGAACCAATTGTAATATTTCTAGCCGTTGTCAACTTACTTGCCGATAAAACATTCTTGGTTGAGTCAGCCGTATTATCTACATTACTAAGACCAACTTTAGATTTCGACAATGCAGGGATATCAGCTTCAACAAGTGTTCTAAATGTTGCCTTTCCATCTGATCCATTAGGAGCTGCAAGTATAGTATTTTTTGTTCGAGTGCTTTGAGCATTATAAACATAAGTTTCCCAATCAGATATATTAGCCATAGTATGTGTATGTGCAGATGGCGTAAATGTATCTGGTTTATCGGTGATTCCACGCCAAGGAACATTAGATGCAGTTCCTTTTAAGTTACCAATCAAACCATTGGCGAATCTAGCTGCACCACTAACAAGAAGTGTTCCTGTTGTAAGATCATCTACATCTACCGAACCACCAAATGACACGTTCTGACTAACCGAATCAAAATCTTTTCTGAGATATGTGTCTGAAATTGTATTGCCGTTTCCATCCTGAGTTGCCTTTATTGCACTTGCTACATTAAGAGTCGATGGATTTATCCATGATGGAGCAGAAGTACCTCCACTTTGTAATATATAACCAGCAGTTCCAAGAGATAACTGCGACAATGTACCGCTTGCACTTGCATATATAATAGCATTAGCAGTCCAAGATGATTTGCCCGTACCACCATAAGCAACGCCCATAGTTCCAACTGTCAAATCAGCCGAGCCATTCCATGACTTACCATTGATACTCAATGTATGAGTGAGTTGGTTAGCCTTACTAGCTGTAGCAGTGAGAGTACCATTAACAGTTAAATTACCTGTGACTGTACCACCTGAAATTGGAAGATATGTACTACCTATAGCATCCTTACGAGCATATTTATCTGAAAGCTTTATACCATTTTCATAAATAGTACCATCTTTATCTACCTTGAATAGATATTCCCAAGTAGACTGAGAAGAAGACGGATCTTTAACTCTACGAATATATAAGAATTTATTATCCCATTCGTTCTTAGAGCCGAAGATAGGTTCAACCATACCCATATCATAGTATTTCTGTGTTTCTTTATCGAAGACATAGTTACCACCATTGATGGTTGTCCATCCCGATTGAATACCGAGACTACCATCTTGAGACATAAGATACCAATGACCAGCCGTAAGAGCAGCGTTACCCTTAGAAATCAATGCACTATATTCTACACCGTTCACAAGTGCATCATCTTTGTTCCTAATATTATCAAACTCAGCAGAGCCAATATACCAGTTATTATTGGCATCACCAAAGTAACCTGCATCAGCATTGACTGTACCTTGATAAAAGGCATTGCCAACTGAATCTAAATAGAATCCAGGTGTGTGAATTTCTCCATTAGACAAATCAAGAAACGTACCAAGTGAACTATATGTTCCATCGTTACCAGCTACATAATTGTTTGACTTCAAGGCATCTGTTTTGAGCTTTCCACCTTCAATAATCGTTGCTGAACCATCAGGAGATTTGATGATGAACTGTTTTGTGATTGCCGCAACAGCAGAATCTGTAAGAGTAAGGGAGGTGGAAGATGAACCTGATTTTACGAGCCATAAGAACTGATCCAAGGACTGTTGTGCCTTTGTTTCGGCTTCTTTTGCAGTTGTATTAGCTGAAGTAGCAGTGGTCAATGCATTAGACGCATTTGTATTAGCTGTATTAGCCTGTTTTCTTGCGACAGTAGAAATAGAAAGAGCACTATTTAATCCATTAGATACGATAGGAGTAGTTGTCTCTTGTGTATTGTCGTCATAAATAACAAGTGTTCTTGTCCATATATATTTTCCCTCTGACCATTCTGGTTCTTTGTCCGACCAACCTTCATTTGGTTGTAAAACGTTGCTGTCAGAAATGGCATACTGAGGAGTAATAGATTTTACACCTTTACCCTTTACACCATTTTCACCTGGTTTACCATCTTGACCATTAGCACCTGATATACAAATAGCTTTTGCTGTTTGAGAATTATCTGTTCTGTCCTTGTAGTATGTAATAACTTTCTGCCACACATATTTTCCGCTTATCCATGTAACACTATTTGTTGTCCATTCGCCACCAACTAACTCTGTAGCAGAATCAGATTGGTAGAAATAGGTTGTTACATGATCCACACCTTTTTTGGCAAGTTCACGGATTTCATTCGTTTCAACCTTTAAATCTTCTGTAGCTTTGTTAGCTTTATCAGCAGATGCTTGTGCTTGATTAGCTGATTCCTGTGCTTTGTCGGCTGCTTGTTGAGCAAGTGCTACTAACTTTTGAGCTGTATCAAGGTCAATGATAACCTCTGATATGGTCTTTCCATCAGAACCAACTTCTGTGCCTTTAATCTTCAGATATCCACCGTCAATTGTAAGACCATTTTCGTCTATAACAATAGACTTGTCTTCATTGTAGATTTGAAGCTCCTTACCTATTATAAGATTACCAACTACAGTCTTAGCGATGATGCCGTAATCTTCAACAAGATTGCCATTGATATCAGTATATGTAAAGCGTCCAACGCCTGTTTCAATTGTTTCCCAACCGTCTTTGGTGAGATATAGTCCGTTGTTTACAATCTTTAACTGCTTTAATGAAAATTCATTATACACATCATCCCAAGATCGAGCTAATAAACCATTTTTGGTAAGTGTTACTGTTTGCTCTTTAGAATTACTGAATGATATATTATCACCAAGTAATCCATTATTTGTCCAATCTGAAACTGTTTTTGTCGTACCTTTTGACTTATCTACTTGATCTTTAACAGAAGAATAAGATGTAGACATAGATTTTGCTGACTGCAATACAGACGGTACATCTGAATAACCAGAATAGATTTTTTCTACAGTAGAAAATTCTACAGGTATTTCTGACAGATTATCGTAATCAACCTGATAGGAGAGAAGTCGAAGCGAGTATACCTTCTCATCAATTCCGACTTTGATAAAATTACCAACTTCAAATTTATCTACAATTGGTTTGAATTCTGGCAGAGCAAGTAGATTACCCATTGTTGTGTTAATGGAATACTGTAAGTTCCCTGCCTTATATAATTCTCTCTGCGCTGCCTTAAATAATTCGGTGGCTCTCTTGATAAGTTCCGTATTATTTAATCCAGTAGAAGAGTAGTTTGAATTATTATAATCGTCTTCACGCCGATAAGAATAGAATAAATTCCATAAGTCAGTGCCGAGATATTTCTGTAAATCTAACTCTTTTTGGATTGACTGTTTTAAAGTTTGCAGAACACCAGTTGACTTGACTGGATCAAATATAGCTTTAACACTATTTAATTCGCTAGTTCTTGTTTTGATCTCATTATTGATCCACGTTAATCTGTTTGCGTAGAATTTTTGATACTTCTTTTTAAGCTCGCTGTTATTATATTGTACATCTACAGAATCTTCTGTAAATCCATTTGTTACTATATCTTGGCAAGCTTGGAATTCTGTATACATATTAGTAAGCTCAGTCAATGAATAATATGTCAATTCCTTTTTAAAATCTGTATCTGATAAATCAAAACTTGTAATCTGCTTATCTTTTAGCTTCTTTGATTCAGCAGTCATACGCTTAATTTTTTGCTCAATATACTTCTCATTGTTTTCTAATACTGTACAAGTTATATCAACAGATCCTGTTAAATATTCTTCATTTTCATCTTGTTGAGTTAAACTGGTGATCGTAACAGTACAAGAATAAGTCTTAGTTTTTGTGGATGAGTTGTAAGCAGACAATGATTTCGTTTCAACCGAAATATCATAATAGGCTGTGCTGCAAAATACTTGACATAATTTTTCCAATGTATTTCTTACTACACTGGATTCAATTGAAGATACTTTTGTTACAGCAACTCCACCCAATGCTTTGATACCATTTTTTATTGATGTTAAACTATCCTGAACCCCTAGTCCATTTATATCAATTACTGGCATCATACTATCATTAATGTAGTAATATAAATCAGTAGCATCATACCGAGCAGCGATGAGAGATGAATAACCCACAAGAGGGTTAGCTAACTTATTAAAAGTAACTTTATCCTTATCATCATCTGAAACATCGGCAAATTTCTTGGTTACAGAAGTAACGACATTATTGTAGTTTGTAACTTTCGTAGAATCCAAAGCCATTTTTCTTGTTGTCTGAATTTCGTTATACAGTGTATCATATGACTTTAATTTATTTTTGAGATTGTCAGGCATATCTGATAAAACATCGTCAGAAAAGTAATAAATATACTGTGATCCGTTTGGATTAATATTACGAATAGTAGTATTCATTAAATCATCTGCACCAGTCACATAAAAGCAGTTCTTTAAAGAGTCTTGATTTGACTCCAAAGTAATACTTTTTGTTAAATTGGTACTATTGATTAATACATTTGTATCTTCACCATATTTATTAATTACTTTTGTTGATCCACACTCAGGACATGTATCAAGAAAATCTCCTCTGTATTTACATGCAGTGCATGTGCTATATAAATCATATACTGAAATAGTTCTTTGTTCAGAATTAAAAGAGAATAAACAATGATACGCTTCGGCAATATCATTTTTTAGTGCCGATAAGGTATCTGTTCCATCAAATGTGAATTCGTGTACTGTTGATAATTCTCTAAGAGTAGAATCCACATGAGCAATTGAATAATGTGGTGCTTTTTCTAATACACGATGCAGAAGAGAAGCATGTGTAAGAATATATTTCTTTCTGGCAATTACAGAAGCAGTTGTTGGATATGCTGTTTTATCTTTAAGATAATCATATTTTGACTTTGCCCATATTTTTAAATTATCTTCTGAATCATAGTCATCAGGATCTCGATATAATACAGTTGGGAAGTTCTCATCGTACAAATCATTTGTCATGTCAGTTTCCGTATTAATCTGTACTCCATGTAGATTGATATTCGATAATTCAGATTCACACAATGCTGTACCTGTAACAGATTTTGATAAATCATCTGGATCTTCTTCATTCACCGAAACAGCAATTTGAAATCGTTCTTTCAGTTCAGGTATATATATAATTCTAAAATCCACTAACTGATCCCATAGTGGATGTCTTATTCCATTGTTAAATTTATGTATTTTAAATGATATTTCATTTGCATCATTAAAATTGTTTTTATATGTTAAGCCAGAGACATTAGTAATTCCTCCATTACCGATTGTTTCAAAATTTTTGTGCTGTAATAGGAGAGTAGGAGTCTCTATTAAACCTTGGCTATTAAATAATACTTTCGCCATTTACAAAATGCCTCCTTATTTTAATTTTATTTATTATCCATTTCTTGATTCATCTGTTCGTGATATTCATTTGCGTCAAGTTGTAATTCATTTATCATGTGTTCGTAGTCAGTCTTGAGCTGTTTACACTCATCTAATAAGTCTTCATATTCTTCCTTCGCTACGAGAGTAGCTTCGATCTGTGTAGCGAATTTTCGCACATTATTTTCCCGTATATACTTACGCAATTCTTCATTTTCTGCCTTTAATTTTTCGATTTTCTTTGTCTTGGATGATTTATATCTCACAAATATCCACCTCCGATTTAATGTGTTTTGATGAGAAAATAAGCATAATAAAAGAGAGGAATTGTGACATTCCTCCCTGTTACTATGTTAATATTTAATTTTTAGTATTTCCGTATTCCAAGTGAGTTGTGATTAGGTGATAAAGATCCTACTGTAGTATCTTTAATCATATTACGAACTCCACCCGTATTATTTTTAATAGCGTCCTTCATAGAACTAGCAAACTGCTGTGGATTCTGTACTCCCTCTAAGTTTACATCACCAATAGTGATATTGATGTCATTATCCGTTCGATTAGTAACAGGCATATTTGGCATTCTAAATGCATTACCAGTATACATATTACTAAACATCATAGGATTCTTTGCAAAATCCATCAATGTTTTAGCCTGTTCAGCAGTGAATATCATATCATTCTGACCAACAGATTTCAGTACACCCTTAGACACATCATACTGTAACTCTGTGCCATCTTCACCGAGATTAGCAATCATATCATAAGGAATACTCTCTGAACCACGTCTGAATCCTTTAATACCAGATTTGTGAAGTGTCTGCCAGAATGGCGAAGTAGCTTTATTTGAGAATGCGTAACCAGTCAAGTTGGCAAGATGTTGTAATGCTTCCTTTGACAAAATCTTACCAGTTTTACCACCATACGATTTCCATATAGCTTGATTAAAAGCATCATAATCAGATATTTTTTTACCCTTGGCAGGATTAATTAAACTGCTATTTATGAAATTCTGAATCTCACGTACCCTGGACTTTGACAACTTTTTACCTGCATCTGTTCCAGAACTTGTCGTTTTTGAAGTAGATTTGTTTTCAGAGCCATTTCCACCACCATAAGCTGATGTTCCACCAGAAGAATTACCAGATTTGTTCCCTTCAAGTTCTTTAATCTGATCTTGTAAATTTTTAATGCGATTCGCAACATCCTGTTTCTGTGCTTTTGATGTTACCTTTTCTTCTTTTAGTGCTTTAATCTGCTGATTTAATGCATCTATCTGTTCTTGTTTCTGTTTCAGTTCTTTTTCTTTTTCACTTGTTGTCTGTGAATCATGAGCCGTTTTATCATACTTTGCCCATGCCTTTTCTAAGAAAATCCTAACTCCATTAACCGCATCCGTTGTATTCTTGGTAATGTCGCCATTAGCATACATTTTAAGTCCATCTTTTGTAGCACTATAACCAATAGTAGATAATGTCTTGTTAATGACATTATTATCACTTGACCAATTCTCGTTGATTGTATCAATAAGACCTTTGAATTTATCATCCAATGTGTCAATGATATTCTGGATACTTTCGTCCAAATCATCCTGGAAGTCTGAGAGCATATCCTGTGTAGCAGAAACATACTGGTCAAACTGCGTATCTTTGAGATCTTTCTCAGCATCTTTGAGTGAAACATTTAATTCCTGAACTTTTGCTCTTGCTTCTTCAGAAAGATCACCAGAATATGCCTGAAGTTGCTTACGGATATTAGCAATCTGTTGAGTCTTATCACTAATATTGTTTGCATAATCATAAGCATTCTTTTCAGAACTAATGAGATCATTATATTGGTCGATCAAATCAGAAATATGATTCTTGAGCGAAGCGTAGCCATTTTCAATGAGATCGATCACGGCATATTTTTCATCTTGTGCCCCTGCAATTGCATCCTGATATGATTTAACCAATTCTTCTTTGTGAGCAATCAGTTTTTGATTATACGGATCATCTGCAAGTTGTTTATTGATCTTCTTAATTTCACTCTGATACTTTTTAGCTTCCGTCTGGTATACTTTGTAGTTAGATACATGTAATCCGGCAACAGCGTTACCTTCTTTTGTTAAGCCACCAGTCTTATCGGATGTCAAATTCTTACGAGACAATTCATTGATAACGAAGTCAGTCTCTGTTGTAAGATTCTGTAACTTAGAAACATATTCATCTACACGATCCCAATGTACCTGTAAAATCTGGTTATTATATTCGGCAAGTGCCTTTTTCGCATCATTAATGGAATTGGTTGTGTCGTCAATTTGCGACTTCATATCATGCCATTCCGTACTTCCTTTTTTGATGCTTCCATTAGCTACACTGTCGTCTAATTCTTTGATCTGTTTCTTACGTTTTTCTATAAGAGAATCGTATTCTTTCTGTTCGGTCTTTTGTAAACGAACATACCAATTAGCAGAAGCTCCATTACCACGCTCCTCATATAAAGACATTTTGGCATTTAACTCTGTAGCAGTTTGTTCATATTTATGACGTTTGTTATCCATCTCTGTTGAGATATTGGAGAACTTCTGCTGTGCCAATTCCGCTTTCTGTGTAATAGCTGTCTGTTTATCTATTTCAGCCTGTTTTCTTGCCTGATCTAATGACTCACGAGCATTATTATAACGAATACAAGATTCATAAAATGGACGAGAAATATATCCCTTTTTATAGTATTCTGTGATCTTAGATATTAATGATGCAGAAATTGGTTTCTTAGATTTTGCCTGCGAACGTGCCTTTTCAACTACATTTGATACTGCTTTCTGACCTTTGCTTCCCAATCCGTTATAAGCCGTTGCTGTGGCAGACTTATTCATAGTCTTCCTTGCAGATTTTACAGATGAAGCATATTGATCAATTTCAGCTTGATTATTCTTAGCAATTGTATCATAACCAGAAGCTTGTTTATTAAGATATTTGTTCTTAATCTTCGCCGTAACAGCATTATCAGATTTTGAACTATTCAAATCCATAGTATCATTTGTGGCATCGTCTTTGTTACTATACTTCTCTGTAATATTCTTAATCGCATCGGTGTAATTGCTAGAATAAGCTGTTGCGTATTCCATCCTAGCAGTTTCAGCATTATCAAGAGCTACATTGTATGCATATAACCGATTATACACGTAAGTAGAATGTGCACTGATTGTAGATAAATCCGCATCAGATACAGCAGTCTTGTTCTTAATCGCTTTCTGAGCATTCAACAGAGCAGTGCGATATTTAGTATCTTTCGTTCCTTTAATAGCATTAGTAACCGAGCCATTTGCCGATGCAGCCACCCCATTTGTATCACGGGTTACATTCTGCACATAGTCACGATATGTTGCGTTCTGTTTGCCAAGAGAAGAATTAGAAGCATTAAGCTGTGAATTTTTTGCTCTGGCTGAATTAGCTACTGTATTTGTCGCAATATCATTATAGCCTGTAATCGAATCGATTTTAGCGTCACGCTGTTTATCACGGACATCCTTCAGATCCTGAATATAGGTGCGAATATTCTTGTGCAGTTCTTCTAATGCGTCAGAAGCATCCTTACCTTTGTTATACCATTCTTGATAAGCAGAGATAACTTCCCGAATCTCATCTGAGTATTCTGAAATATTCATGTTACCATCCGCAACACGAGTCGCAATAATATCGGCTGTTTTCTGTGAGATAACCTTACTTGCTACCGCTTTATCCAGAATTTGACTTGCTTGTGTATAATATTTATCTCTAGCAGTTTCCTCGTAGCCAACCTGTACATTTGTTGCGTCTATAGCATTGTTGTAATTTTTGGCAGAGGATGAATATTTCTTGTCGTCTAACTGGGATTCAGCCTTAGAAATGTATTTACTGATCTTATCCGTCTGACGTTCCAGTTTGATTTCTATCCAGTCGAAGAGAGTAGAGAGCCAATCTTGAAGTTTTTCAAGTGGGGTTTTCTTTTTGGTGGATGAACTTGAACCGCCGCCGCTTCCATGAGAACCAGATCCACCAACACTAGGTGTCGTATTAACTTTCTGTTCAATATTGACCTTAGTAAGATTTTTCATTGCAGCAAAAGAGCTATCCAACGCTTCCTGTTTTCGAATGGCTTCTTGAGAATTATTTGCTTTAATATTACCATTATCATCTAATACAGAACTTTTTATACTTTGGTATGTTCGAATCGCTTGTGTAGCTAAATCTAATCCTTCACATAAAGCAAGAAGATTTTGAATATCTCCATCTGTCGTTAATGTAGGATTATTTAGTTTTTTCAATGCAAGTAAAGCCAGAGCCTGTGAACTTACACCAGATTGTTGTGCTTCTTTTGCTAATTCAGCTATTTCGCTTACTGTAGCATTGGCAAACAAATCCGTTGCATTTTCAGCAGTGATTTTTACACCATTTAAATTTAACCCAGCTTTTATTGCTTCTTCAGTTGCAACTTTTTCTTCACCAAGATTTTTAGCAAGTGCGGCTTCTACTACAGCGGTCGCATTTGTGATTCCCATTTTAGATAATTGTGCTTCATAATACTCTCTGTTCGAATCATTCAATAAAGAGAGAGTTGCATTCTCATTAACATATTCAGTTGCAAGTTTATTTGCAGCTTCTTGACATTCAGCCATAGAAGAAGATGAGTCACCAAGTAATTTTGTGAATTCATCCCATGAATCCAACCCCTTGATTGTAGCATCAAACCCTGTAAAATCATCTACGCTAACAATACCATCAGACAATTTTGTTCCAAGAGCACCAGTAATATTCTGAATGTTCTTACTCATCTGCCCAAGCTGAGAGTTCTTGTCGGATAGACTATTGATGTATTTAACTGCTTCTTCGGCAGACATACTTAAACCATCAAAGTAATTCTTTGCGCCATCAGTTTCAGAAAATGTCTTGATGGTAAGTTCGCCCTTATCAGCTAAGGCAGTCAGAGCATCGGCTACGCCTTTTGTAGAATCATCGGTAGAAGCTTTAAGCTGTTTCCATGCCTCAGCCATAGTAGTAATCGTTTTTCCATTAGAAAAATCGTTAACTGAATCAGACGCATCTTGTGCTTCAGTCGAAACACTATTAAATGCTAATGCTATATCATCAAGATTGTCTGCTGAGTTAATTACCCCAATTTCAACTAATTTATTTATAAAATCTGTGTATTTAGGGTCGTCAAGCATTTCTGCTGTAACTTTTCCTTCTTTGCCTAAATCTTGAAGTTCTTGAACGGTATCATTAAACTGCCAGTTGTCTACAACTCTATTAAAAGCATTCTGTTTAGCATTATTTCCATCAAGTTCAATAGCTAATCTATCCTGAAAATCAGATATATAATCCAACCACTCATTAACTTTTTTTTCATCGTCAGTTTTTGGATTTTCAATATACGAAATATCTTCAGAATCTTTAGTCCACTCAGAATTTTTATCTTGCAAATACTTATCGATTTCATCTATTTGCTTTTGTATAGATTCTTCTTCTTTTTTTGTAGAAGCATTAGATAATTGGTCAATTAACTTTTCTCTTTTTTTAAATTGTGCCTCAATATATCCCGTTTCATCAGTTAGATAATTATCATCTATGCCATATTGACCTGCATTTTTCCCATCTGGATTAACTTCGTATTCGAAAGGATCTTCTGTATCTTTCTCCATAGCATGAACAAAAGCTTGATTTGCCTCTTCTTGTTTCTTCTTTTTTTCTAATTCTAGCAAATCAATTTTTCTTTGTAATTCATTATTTATTTTTACAAGATTATCATATTCATTTTTTTCTGTAAATGTGAGTTTATCTTTCCCTTCTAACTCTTTCATTCTGTCTTGAGTAGTTTTTAATTCTTCATTTACAGACTGTAATTCTGAAACTACATCATCGTATTCTTGCTTTACATCTTCTAGTTTTTCCCTCGCATTTTCAAGTGTATCTCCATATTTACTATAAGCAGTAGCAATACCAACAACAGCAACCCCGATAGCTGTTAATATAGCACCAATTGGGTGTGCTGTAATTATCGCCCATAATTTTGCAAAAGAAGCTGTTAATAAATTTGTAATACCAATACTTGCTGTTTCGGCAGCATTTAGTCCAAGCATAGCGGCAATTTGAGCTGATTCTGCCGATGTTAAAGTACCATTTGCAACAGCTTGCTCCAACATTGCCATAGTTACTTGATGCTTAACAGCAACTTGTCCCTCTTCTGCGGTAGTAATGCCTATTTTGCTCAGTAAGGCTTCTGCATCAGCTTTAGCAACACCCGTCTTTGTTGCTAACTCAACCATTTCTGCTTGAGTTAATGCGGAAGTAGCAGTTGTAAGTCCTACTTTTGCCAACGTAGCTTCCACATCAGCAGCTTCAGATTGCTTTGTAATTAAAATCTGTCTGATTTGTTCTTCTGTTGCACCTTTACTTACTAATGCAAACACTGCTTGTTCTGTGCTTAAACCTTTAATTGCGGATCTAAATGCATCTAAGTTCCCAGTATTTACACCAACGGTAGATATATTTAATACACTTATGTTTTTTATTGCAATACCAAGTTTATTTAAGTCTGTAATTAATTGTTTGAATGTCGTACTTTTTATTTTGTGCTTTGTTTGAAGAAGCATATTGACTTAAATAATTAAATTGGCTACAATTAACATAATATATTAAAAATTTTTATTGAAGAGGTGTTTTATGTTAACGAATAAAATTATTAATGATTTAATAGAACTTGAAATATATCAATCCAAGTCATTAAGTAAAGAAGAATATGAAAAATTATCAAACAATAAAAATGACAATAAAATATATTTATCTGGCAGTTATAATAATGATATAGATAATGAATTTACAAAATATTATAAAGAAATTAATACAAATGGGTTAACGATAGAAGAAATTGAATTACAATTATCAATCGAAAGAACAAAAAATATCAAGGCAATAAAAAATATGATTATATTTTTTGTTATACTTACAGTTATTTCTCTAATCTGTTTATTCTTCTTTGGGTCTTCAATATCAAACACATTAAATGATTTATAAAACCGCCCAGGATCTCATTGATTCCGCAAACCCATAATACTAAACATATGTTCCGGCTATACTTATCAATGAACAAATGGTAAAATATTCCATATCAAATATAATTTACAAAAGGAGAGATTCGCTATGGGAACTATACCTAATACTGAATCTGTTTATCCAACTGAACTATGTTGGCAAACAGGAAATTTTACAGATAATTGTGAATGTGAATTCTGCGAACATAAAGAAGAGTGTAGCGGATATGAAGAAGATGATGATTAATAAAAGAGCAGGAGATTAGCCCTGCTCTAAATCTTTAATAATATTTTTAAACAACAAAGCATCTTTTTTGTTATTAATATTAATATATGGTGAATATTTGTTATTCTCTTTGTCTTTTTTTAATGACCTTGAAACAACCGCCATCATTTTGTTTGCCTCTATGTAATTATTTTCCTCTATCTTTTCCATTATTTCTGAAAGAGCCATAACTCTTGAAATTCTATACATTTAACGCTCCTCCTTATTATAAAATATCTTTTCTAAATTGAAAGCTTCATTTATTTTTTCTAAATTATCTTCTAAGCATTCTTCTATCCTAAAATAATTTAAGAAATAAAATTGTTGCTTAAAACGTTCTTCATTTTTGACTGATATCCCAAAAGATAAAATTGGGAAATTATTGTATCTCATTCCATAAAAAGAAAAAGTCATATAATCTTTCCAAACAGTATTGTTATTACTACTAAAATCATAATCAGAATTAATACTTTTAATTAGGGCACGTTTGCAAATATCAGACCTTTCTATCATAGAATTACTATATGGAATAGAAGTCATCTTTCTATTGCTTACATTATTTCCTATTATTGAAACTATTTTCTCATATGACTTCGTTTTATCATCAAATTTTCTAAAATGTGTTCTTACATCTTGAGATCTACCACCAAAAATATATTCAGATATAGATAAGCAAATAAACATCAAATAAGCAGTTATTTCTTTTATTGAAATGTTTTCATTTTCATCAATGAATTGTTCAGTGAATTTTTCGATATCATTTATGCATTTTGATAAATCTCTTATGTAAGATGGCATAATTTTTAGAAATTCATTTGTTATTATTATATTTGCCTTTTCTGGTAAATATATTTTTAATTTTTTGTTTCCTAATTGTTCTAATTTCTTTAATTCTTGCGTCAAATATGATTCTTTATTTTCAATTGAATTTTCACGCTTTGTTATTTCTTGCTCTCTTTTTTCTAATTCTTTAATATTTAACTTTTGATCTATTTCATTACGTCGCATTTCATAATATTTATCAATATATGACTTTTGACCTAAAAGTATGTCTCTTATTCGTAATATGTCATTATCATCTTTATCTTTTATTAGTTTGCACATTACCATCATTAAAACAATGAACGAAATCATTAATGAAACACATAAACAGGTGGTTGTCCAAAATTTCATATTTTGATTCTTTATTTCAAAATAATTTTTACATACAACTATTAATCCACTAGAACCACCTATCCCAAATATAAAAGAAACTATTTTCTTCCATGATTTATCAAAGTTTATAAACAATAATGCGAAGATACTTCCTACAACTATACCAATTACAGTATAACAAAAACATGCCGCCATCATACTCATTTTCCCACCAATCATTAGTATTTAATATTACCATTATATACCAATAATCGACATAATACTATCAGAACATTTGTACGCATTCAGAACTCTTAACTATTTCTTTACCATGCGAATGATATAATATTTATATTACTTATTCACAAAAGGGTAGTGGAGGTACATATGATGACAATTTCATATCCCGAAGGGACTACAGTTTCTGGTGAGATTATCAAACTTGATGACTTTGTTGTGATCACACGGACATATTCAAATGGGGTTAAGATTATGCTTCGTGAATCTGAGAATGGAGTGTCAATTAATATCACTGGACTGGAAGAAGAGTAGTACAATAAAAGACACCTTAATTGGTGTCTTCTTTGTTTTCATTTGAATATATGTACTCTTCAAAATATTGGAGTGTAGAAAATTTCAAGATATCATCTCTATGTGATACAGTCAAATCAACTTTGGCTCTTTTATACAACTCAATATAATTTATAAACTGTTGCTTTATTATATAATCTTTTCCTCTTAATTTTTTATACTCATCTGGTCTTAAAAATGCTTTTCTAGCAGTATCTATATATTCTGTATTTAAGATAACTATAGCCTTTGAATAATCAACACCGCATCTTTCACGCTTATTGGTAAAGAAAGCATGTGGATGATCTACGTGAGAACGAAGTGGAATACAAAATAGTTGATTATACAATTCAACTGTTACATGGGCATATGGTCTATCTTTTTTTATTTCCATTTGTGGATATTTATCATGAGGATAATCTTCATAAAATTTCTCTGTTAAAAAAGTATATTCCATAAATCTCTCCTTTGTACAATAAAAAACCTCTGGTTTATGCAACCAGAGGAAGATATCTTCTCAGTGGACTTTTCTTTATTTTTACTTGGTTGCGTCCTACAACCAAATATTCTCAGTGAGCTTTCTTTAATTTACTTCTCGTGGCTCTACGAGAAATCTTCTTATGAAAATATATGAGAATTATCTTTACTTATATTATACACAATTATGAGAAAAAGAGTAGTAGAAAATATGACTAATATCTACTATCTGTTTTGTGCAAAATTACTATTTGCTTAACATTTCCTTTAACTCATCAAAGCTCAAGCCTTTTTCCTGAATCAGCTCGTCCAACTCAGAAAGTCTTTGCTGATGAATTTGTTCTTCGAGTTCTTTCTTTGCTTTTTTCATTTCTTTTAATGAATTTTCCATATTATCAATTTCAGTCGTTATTTTTGTTAATTGTTCATCTAATGTGAGATTTTTGCGTCCTCTTGCCATAATAGACCTCCTGCCTAACTTTTTGAAAAAAGTATAGTGCAAAAAAGTCTTGATTGTCAATTGTTTTCGTATTCCATAAATCGACAAGAAATCGAGATTTACTTGGTTTCGTTCCATCTTATCTACCTCTAGGAACTGAGAGGTCAAACTGATTTACACGAGGTATGAGATAAGTTCATATCATTTAACATGTCGTGCCATGAGTACGGAATGCATATTATAGTAGCATCGTTTCATATAACTACTACCAACGGTTGTCACTCTCTGAGGGCTTACCATTTTAAAGGTCTATCCCTGCGAACCAACTGAATTCATGAATTTTTACTGTGCCTATTTAGTTTCCTTATAATAGGGTAGTACCATGAGTTTTACAGCCTTCCTCGCATATTGCGTCTTCGTTTATCGTATGTATAGCATACTTATCATAGTCCAAACTATCGTATCCGATAGAAACCCTATGATGTCGGTACGTTCAAAACAATAACAATGATTTGATTAATACGCCACTAACGTATCAATGCCGACATTTTTAAATGAAAATGCTGCTGCAACTCCTGTGAGAATAGTTGGTAACAATCCAACTGTGTCTACAAAATCAGTAGCACCTTTAAGAAGTGTTGATAATAAATCAATTCCATTCTTGATAGTTTCGGAGTCGATTACTTTAAACCAGAACTCCTGGGCACGATTTTCTAATTGTGCCATTTTGCCATCAATACTATCAAGATAAGAGTTTAATTCTTTTTCTGCTGATCCCTCTGAATTTTGAGCATCTTCATATACAGAACGAAGCATATCTCCATTCTGAAGAATACTTGCGGCAATGTTTGATCTGTTTTTCCCTGCGATTGTCTCCAACAAAAGATTAAGATTATTTGTCCCTAATTCTTTATCTTTTTTTACAATATCGTCATAGAGATCTGCCAATCCTTGCATGATTTCATATGTACTTTTATAATTTCCATTAGAATCAAGAATATCAAAACCTTTTCCATCTGATGATGCGGCTTTAGTTGCATCCATGATTGTATCTCTAAGTTTAGAAACGGTTGTAATCATTCCATCTGTTTCTTCGCCTAAATCTGAAAGCTCCTCCTTGGCTTCCTCTGTACCAACCAATCTAAGAGAAATCGTTCTTAAACCTGCTCCTACCTTAGATGGATCTTGAGTTATAGCATTGCCAGCCGTAGTCAACGAAACAGCTTCATTAAGATCGTTGTTTGCAGTTACTAATGCACTTGCGGAATCTTTAAGAGCAGTTGCTAATCCATCTGTAGAGATACTATAATTGTTGCCAATATTATTGAGAACATCAATTATATCCATTTTATCAAGATCTTTATACGCCTGACTCATTGATACCAGAGACTCCGTTGCTTCGTCTATTCCTTCGAACTCTGATACATTGAAAAGAACATTAGCATCCTTCGCACTTTCAGCAGCTTGATCCATTGACTCTCCGAGACGCATCCAGTCTGCTGTAGAATTTTGTATCTGCTTTGCAGTTGTACCAACTGCATCTGCCGTATCGAAAGTAGTAGCTTGATAATTTTTCAAACTTTGAACAGTCTCATTAGACACTTTCCGCATTTCTGTAAGGGCAGTGTTAAGTTCTCTTACAACATTAAAACCTTTTTTACCAAGGTTAATAACATCATAAAATCCAAACATACCTGCCATCTGAGCAGCTAATTGATGGAATCCACTATTCTTTAATGTATCAAAGAAACTTCTACCAGCACGACCAGCAAGTTCTTCGGCATTAACAATTTTCAGTATTTCGCCATGTATTTTTTCCAAACTGACACTAGGATTCCCAGAAATAAGTTCTTGCTTATATGCTTTAATTTTAGCTTTTGCTTCTGAAGACATTGCTGAATTTTCACGAAGTATTTTATTGATTTTATCAATTTCTTTTTGTCCTGCTAATCGACTATATCCCTTTTCAGAAGCCGACATATTAGTAACAGTAGCGATAGTATCTTTGATTTTCTTTTCATACTCGTCTAAATTCTGAATATCCTCATCAGTAGCGATACCATTTTGATTAGTCTTTATATTGTCGAGAAGAGTTGCGTACTGTTTGACAGCATCACGTACAGCCTGTACATTTTTTAAATATGTATCACTTGTCCAACCACCATCATTAAATCTGTCAATAGTGGCTTGATATTTATCAATCTTACCGTTGTAAGAATCTAACCGTTTATCATACTTATTGAGGTTTGCATTGGCATTCTGTTCTTTAGCCTGTGTATTTTCCTTAACTTTCTGAGTATTCTGCTCTAATACATTATTCTCTTCTTTGATAGCATTGATAACACCAGAGGTATCAAAAGCGTCTGAGTCGCTTTTAAAATTGTTAATTGTATATCCATATTCTTCAAGAAGTTTGGATAATTGACGAACACGTCCATCAGCACCAGTTTCATCTATTCCATCTGTAGTCCATGATAAATGAAAATATTTGCCATTATGTAATGAATCAAGAATATTTTGTAACTCATTTGCATCTGTAAATATTTTTTTAATCTCTTCTTCAAGATTTTCAAGAGATTTCACACTTGAAGATGTATCAATGTCACTGTGAAATGCGTCTTTCATTCCAGATGAAATATTCGTTTCACTAGCAGGAGAAACAGTAGCAGGCGTGACATTCTTGATCTTCGCTAATTCAATTTCAAGTTCCTTAACATGATTAGTAAGATCAATGACCTCTTGAATAGAAGTGTTTACATCAAGTCCATTCTTGAATACATTTGTAAAATTATTTGCAGATGTAGAAATTTCGTCAAGTTTATTAACAATAATTGTCAATTGACTAATTACTTCTGAAAGATCAGTTTTACCAAAAAGATTTTCTATCGAATTATTAGAAGTGCTTTCAGATTTGATTACATTATTCAAAGAACGCTGTGCACCAGAAACTGCTGAATAATAAGATTTTTCTATATCAGAATATAAATAATCTTTACCAAACTGTTGTTTGGACATTTCTCTCATCTCAGTAATGAAATTCTTATATGCAGCAATTTTAGCATTCATGTTATCATACTGATTAATGTCGAAATTATCAAAATAACCTTGCATATTAGAATCAAGAGTACCTGACATTTTTAGCCTGTTAAACAGATTCTCATAAGTATGTAACAATTTTGCAGTCCTTGACTGAACTTCGGCAGTTATTTTATCATCTGAGCCAAAATCTAAATTCATATTCAGACTTAAACTAGATGTTTTCTTAGCTAATTCAGAAATAGAAGAATCTACTTTGTTAATCATAGTTAAAAGAGGCGAGAACTCATCACCATCTCCAACATCAGATATAACTTTCCGCATTGAACCAAGATGAGATTCCATTTTCTCAAATAAATTGATGACTGTCTTAAGTTGTCTTTCATCAACTATTGAATTACCAACACCTTTTCCATTACCTGAACCAGTTCCAAACGCCTTACCAGAAGCAAGAGATTTAACAATCTCTACCAACTTATCCAAACTCTTAACAGTCTCATCTATTCCTTGATCTTTTATCTGCACAACAAATTCTTGTGAAGATAATTGCTTTCTATATTTTTGAATCACCTTTTCAAATTCTGCTTGATTCTTTGAATTAGAAAAGTCAAAATACATTTCAAGTTTATTATTTTGTAACTCTTTTTGTCCTTCGGATAACCCTTTTAATATCTGAGCAAGCAAATCAGATTTATCCAGCACAATACTGGCGGTCATTGAAGCAGCTACATTATCTGGCATATCAAATACCTCCTATCTTTTTACATATTTATTTACAGTGGACTCCCAATCTTTCTTGAAACGATTTCTCGTATAAGATTCAAGACTTTCGCCTTGATTGAAATATGGGTTAGTCCACGAATTCCCACTTCCAATATTTCTATCTCCAAACAGAGGGTTAGGTCTTGACCAAACCAAAGGCAATCCATGTATCCCCTGATTCCACTGTAGATCCAGTAAGAATGAGGCTGGATCAATTGAAGCTCTATATTTGTTTTTCCATCTATATATAGAACTATCATTTTGTGTAGATAACCTTTCAAATTGGTTCATATCGACATATGAAGTAAAATATATGATAGCTTTACCATTTTTCTGTACAAGCTTATGTGTGTAATCTAATGAGTCTACCATTGTGCCTTGACTATTAATAAACCATTCCAAAGTAGACTTTTCTCGAATTTCTCTTTGTGCTTTATTGCCAGCAGAGATATATCTATCCACGTATTTTTCTGTTAATCTATCTGCGAACTTTTTCAATTCTCTATCATTTATCTTTATGCCCGTAGCTCGAACAGCCATTTTGTATCACCTCCGTTTTGGAACATTAAAATAGGAGAGTAGCAATATTACTCTCCATAAGAAAAACCCTATACGCTGTGACACGAATAGAGCCTGTTTATTTTATTTATTATATATGATATAATTATTACACCTGTGGTAAATATAGGTAGATAAGGAATTACTGTAATGGAAACCGCTTGTTCAGTCGTTTCTGCTTGTGTTGCAGTCTTAGGGCTTGTATACACAATATACAGAGACAATAAAAAGAAATAATATAACCTATTATTTTAAGTACAACAGATGCGAGTATCTACTTGATAAGGTTGATGTGATAGAACGGTAGAAGACCAGTCACCTTCTGCTACACAAAACTATAATAACAAAACCTATATTTACATAGTTCTTGAGGGACAACCTAACCAAGTAGAGAAAGTATTTGCTTGACAAGATGATTATAAATGTTATAATCAACAATAGAACAAGCAAAATAATAAAATCCATTACATGTACTAATCCATATCTTCATTGCAATCTGACTAATTGTAGCCGAAGACTAAGAAGTACACTAGGAGGCAGGAGATAGCATCATATTATTCGTAATGTGGTGCTATCTCTCGTTTTAATAAGAAATTTGAATTTCCTACCATGTAAGTTTTTCTGTTACGAGAATAGGTGTAAACCCTGATTTTTCATAATCGTGGTTACGTTCATACTCTTGAATTAATGCCATCGCAGTCTTTTTATTTATTGCTCTAACAGCCTGTCTAATATCATCTACAAATTCATCATCTGTCCCTAAAAATACTGTATCTGTGTCAATATCTCCGATACCTGCTTTTGCTCTAAAACAACCTTTATCTCTTGTTCCAAGTTTAATTAGTACATAAAATTCATTTTCAATCTTCATACCTTACACCTCTTTAAATCCACCATTCTTAGCAAACTCAACAACTTTATTTAAATCTTCCTTTGGAATCTCATCGAGTTTCTTATTCACAATATCAACAAGTGGTGTGAGAGTAGCATTTGCCAAATCAGAAATTCTTCCAATCTGTTTACTAATAAACGCCTGAGCGGTTGTCTCATTAAACTGAGTATCTGACTGTTTCATTGTTAAAATGGTCTTAAATTCACTTAATTCACTCATAGGAATAAGTGGATCAGCTTTATCAGAACCAACCATTAAAATATCAAGTAAGCCAGATGATTTAAGTGCATCATATCCCTTAATGAATCCTTTATCATCCTCATCAATCTCAAGATCGGTATATAATTCAATAACGGCACGACAAAACTGTACATACTGAGCAACAGAATTTACTCTAATCTTATCTGTTTTACGATACTTTGTTTCTCCATTGTCATCATAAACTTCCTGCTCAAATGTTGTTTTATCTACAATTAACTGTGCATAGGCATCTTTCTTAATGATTGATACATAAGGGGTGATTTTAACTTCCTCCTTGATAAATCTATCCTTTAACTGCTGAGTTGCCATGTTGTTGTATCTCTCTACAAATTCCAAAATTTTCATAATTCCTTGTTCTCCTTTATTTCTTATTTTTCTTCGCTTCTCTGCGAAGTTTCTTTAAAACGTCATATTCTACCCAACCACCATATTTGAGATTTCTGCAAATAAACGTAAGGTTGGTTTCTGGGTACTTAGCCCACATCATTTTTCTTTTTAAAAGTGACATACTATCTGGATTACCCTTCACGTCAAAAACCTGTAAAGTTCCATCAGACCAGACAACATTAAAATCACTTCTATATTTAATAGGTAGAATTGTTTTACCTTTATATTTAAATTTATCTTGAAGAACATATTCTACTTGGCGTTCATATGATAATATTTCTCCACTTTTCATCTTAGGTTCTATATACTCTTGTAAAAATTTAAGTTCAGTGAGACTGTCATAAATTACACCTTTATATGTTCGATTTTTCTTACCTTGTTCTGAAATATCTACATGATATTTCGATTTAGCTTTTGCTATTCCCTTTCACTCCTTTACATAACAAAAGAGCAGCTTCCGAAGAAACCGCTCTTTCTAAAACATATTTATTTAATTTCTACATTGCTAATTGCATAGGGTATAACTCCCACTTACCATTAGGATATTTAGTTACATTATCCATAACAACCTTATGTACTTCTTCTAAGCTTCCCACATTCTCATCAATATGAATCACTTTACCACCCAAAATTGAAATTTCCTCACAGATTACATTAAAGTAACATCTTTCCATACTTATTCCTCCTCATTTAGATATACAAAATAACTCGTATATATCAACTTTAAGAACACGAGATAATGTGATTGCATTAGTAAGAAGTATATCACTTGTATTATCATTTTCTATTTTGTTAATAGCCGCAACCGATAAACCGGTAAGTCTTGATAGCTCTTGTAATGTGAATCCTCTTTGATTCCTGTAATACCACACTTTGTTCTTCATAATGTTAATATGTACAAATGTATTTTATTTATGTACTATATTATAATATGAGTAATTTTTACTGTGGCAGAAATATTTAATCATCCTTAATTGGGAAACTTAATACTTCTGGTTTCAATTTTTCGTGGTAAATATCATCGCCCCCGGCGGCTTCGTAAATTTTCCCTAACTCCGTAAAAGTTTTTAATCCAGAATTGTCAACATAACCTTTTTCAGAAAATTTAGCATGTAATCCATATAACTGATTTCTTAATGTCGCAACTGTACGCTCTTTATCAGCTCTTTCTTTTTCAGTTAATTGACATTTTATATCATCTATACCCTTTGACATTTTAGATATTTCTTTGTATTGCCAATTATCATGTTTTTCTAATATTGTCAATCGGTTCTCAATTGACTCCCTATCTTGTTCGGAACCTGTTTTGATTTTGTATCTCTTTTTGAAGTATGTATATACATCTAAACATTCTTTAATAGCAAACAGAAATAAAAATATAGCCAATATAACATTGACATAATTTATCTTCAAAGCAGCTTCTAAATATTCCATTCAAGCCACCTTTCTAAGAACATAGATTCTTGAATGTTGATTTCACTGCTTTAGAAACTCCACAGGCTGCTTTCAATCCGCTACCAAATGTACCAGGATATTCAATACCTTTTGGGTCTTTTCCTTTGAGTGCACATAATATCTCAAGTGCGGTGACTAACCACTGCTTTTCACCTACTTTAACATAGTGTGATCCAAAAGCTTTGTCTGTAGCAGAACCCCAAATTCCGTCAACTGACAGTTTTGCTCCATAATCCTTATTTAAAGCGGTCTGAACAACTTTTATGGCAGCTTTCTTTGTTTTATTTCCCCAGATACCATCAGCAACAATATTACAACCCACAAACTTATTAGCTGCTTTTTGCCCATTTGCCACGATCTTCTTTTTTGCATGATTAGATGCAAAGGTAGAAGATGATGAGGTTGTCGTAGATGCCGATGGTGTTTTCGAAGTAGTATTAGAGGATAATTTATTATAAAACTCTGTTTTCCATAAATTATTTTTTGTTTCATTTCCACACCAATATGCCGGACATGCTTTGCCTGTACGGTCGAAGTGTCTCAGAACATGGTCTTGTGGGATATGATACTTTTTCATTAATTTCTTCGTAAGTTCAATAGCATTTTTGATAGTAGCTTTTGATGGATAAATAGTTCCATCTCTTTTTGTATCACACAATTCAATACTAATACTATTACTGTTAGTACAAAGAGTATAATATTTTCCTCCCCCAGTTATATTACAGTTGCTATATCTTGTACCACCAACAGACCATGCAACATAATTATCTGGGACTGATTGTGTTACAGAATCATCATCAACAAAATAATGTGCAGATGCCTCTACATAATTTCTAGAAAAATATCTGGCATTCGATTCATCAGAATCTCCATCATTACCCGTGTAATGTATGAAAATATATTTAATTGCAGATGTACTTCTTTTTGCTCCGTAATTTCTTTTATTAGCTAAATTCTTTTTCATTTTGTAGGACATTAAATCACCTCCTACTTGTTCTTTAAGTCAAATAAACTGGATTCAATTAAAGAATCTAAATATTCGTCAAAATCTGCATTTGCCGTTTTAAGGCATTCAAAAGCAGAAGTCGATAACGCAAAAATAATCTTACTCTTTGCAATCTGACGAACTTCTTCTTTTTTATCCTCCGTCCATGCATTAGTACCCTTAACTCCCTTAACTTCTGTTTCATATACATCTTTAACTACAGATAAAACATTTTTCTGTAGAATTTCGGTATATTTATCAATCTTTTTTGCCTCTGTATACTTCTTAATTTCGTTTCCAATATAAGTCAGTACAGGCAGTAATATAACTGTCCAAATTGTCACAATTACCTCATCCCAATTTAATGAATTTAATAATTCTTTCATAATTCTTTCTCCTTTCCAAACAAAAAAAAAGAACGGCTTACCGTTCTCGTCATAATTACTTATTTAATTGTCTTAGTACCTCTACACATCGTTGTAGATTACTGCATAAATAATCCAATTCATCCTTTGTCTCATATCCACTAAATGTCATACGAATACCACTATGTATTAGTTTTTCATCTAATCCAATTGCCGTAAGAGTAGAAGATGGGGTTAAATCACCCGATGTACATGCAGATCCAGTTGATACCTGTATATCTGCCATGTCTAATAATATCATCAATGACTCACCCTCAATGCCTTCGAAACAGACATATAGATTGTGTGGTAAACGATCTTTAATATTCGTACCAATAATATGTGAGTCTGCTATATTATTAATAATGAAATCATAAACATAATCTCTACTATCAGATGTAACAGAAGAGTAGTTATAATTCTCAACTGCTTTCCCCAGTGCAGCAATACCTATTACATTTTCAGTGCCACTAAATAATCCCTGCTCTTGTGAGCCATATATAAGCGGTTCTAATTCAATTGATGATTTCTTGTATAGAACACCAGTACCTTTTAATGCTCCAAGTTTATGTGCAGAGAATCCTAAACCATCAACATTCAGTTTCTTTACGTCAACAGGAATTTGACTGATAGATCCTGTACAATCAACATAAACAATAGCATTGTAAAAGTGGCATATATTAATAACCTGTTGTACATCCTGAATTGTTCCTATCTCAGAATTGGCGTATTCTATAACAACAAGTTTTTTCATAGGGTTCATAGATAAACACTCTTTGAGATCTTGAAAATCAATTTTTCCTGTATGATCAACTCTAAGAGGGCATTTATATTTGAGAGAATCTACACATTTTAATACTGATTTGTGAGACGTAGGAGAGTATAAAACCATACAATGATGTTTATTTGTATAACCTTTAATAAATAACGTGTTATTGGCTGAACCGCCTGATGTAAATATAATATCTTTAGAATCTGCATTAATGAATTTTGCTACATTATTTCTTGCAGTAGTAATAATTTTCTTTGCTTCAACACCCGATTGATACATTGACGATGGATTCTGATATGTATCCAAAAGAGATACTATATAATCCTCAACTTGTGGAGTTAATGGGGTAGTAGCTGCATTATCAAGATACATATAATCACCTACCTAATCTAACTCATAATTACACCACTTTTTATACACTTCAGTAGTGTCTGCTTTAAGAAATACCATTGCCAAAATTACATTATTTGTTTTATCATCTATACTTGTATACATATCAACTGGATATACATTATTTTTAATATATAGTAGATACTGTTTGGGGTTGACAATCCTAACTGCTTCGTGTGGTGAATAATCTCTTGTTTTTAAATTCGTTTCTATCATTTTCCCTTCATTCCTTTATTTGTATTACCGTAAAAAATGGGAATATAACATTTGAATAGTAATGTCATATTCCCATCAGAATTTTCTAAAATCACTATTCAAATTGCATCACCCTTTCTTTTTAGGTGAATACTTAATCTTTTCATACTTATTTATATTTTCCTTGACTAAATTATTAGTTGTATCTGTTGGAATAGAATCATTGGTAGAAATATCTCCAATTTTGTCTGATATTACGTTTGCGTTTATATCAGCGATAACGTTCTGATAGCTTCCACCGAAATCATTGAGTCCAGATAAATCAAGCTTATCTAATTTGTTTTTTGCTTTATTTGCTGTAAGTTTGTGATTTGCATAAGAAGACGTTATAAGATAAATATCATGACAATTTTCACTACAGAATGTAAACATCCATGCAGGTTTATCCTTGTTTTTCCCACAGACGGGGCAATACTCATATGACTTATAACAAACAGCGCATATCTTTTCTTTACTCAAAGTAAACCTCCTTTAAAGAAACAGAGTGGTAGTCTTTTCTACCACTCTTATAGTTTATTAGATTGATATCAGATTAAGCTTCCTCTGGTTCATCAATGAAGTAGATTTCTAACATCATCTGCTCAGTTGTACATGTATCAGTAAGGATTGAACCCTTGTAATCCATAGTCTGTGAGTCACCACCCTCAAGTGCGATTGTTACCTCTGGACTTGGGATAAATGAAGCGATGTGAATAACAACGGCTCTAAAGCTTTCCTTATCACATGGATCAACCGCAAGTGCCTTAACAAACAGTTCGTGAGCTTTAGGGAACTTGTTACCAGTGATAGATACCTTCGCACCACTCTTAACCTTTTTCTTATACTTAACGAAGAACTCTGTTTCATCATCTGCCTTTGGTGGAGTAAGTACATGTGTTGCAATACCAAACTCAGTCTTTGTAGCGGTTTCAGGGGTAGCAGCAATCTTATATTCCTTACCAAGAGCACCATTTGCAAGACCAGATACAACTACTGAACCATCAACATAATCTTCTGAAAGATCGAGTGTTTCGCCAGCTTTAAGAGTTGTAAGAATCGGCATTTCAATAGCATTATCACTTGTTGCGATTTCTGCATCTGTTGCAGCAATAGTTGAAACGACAGCAAGATTAAGAAATGCGTTTGTTGCAGTAACATCGCCCTTCTTACCTGTATACTTTCTATATACAAGATTACCTCTTGCGTCATTAACGTCTGTTGAATCAGCAGTAATGTCAATATTAAAATTATTAAGCTGAGTAAGAGCATACAGTGGGACACCAGCTTTAGTAGCACCATAACCAAACTGTGCTCTATCAATAATTACGTCACCAATCTTAAATGCCATAATTTTATTTCCTCCTTAAATTATTAAAAATTTGTATAAAAAAAGAACATCCAAATAGATGTTCAAATTAACTATATTTCTCTCATAAAATTAAATTGTTCTTTATCAATTTTACTTGTGTCACAGAATCCAGAATAACTTCCACCCATCAATGCATGGGTTTGCTCATATATTTGAAGTCTTTGAACTGCATCGTAAAATTGATATATTTTTACTTGTTTTAATTCTTCAAGTTTGTATTTAAAACCAGGGTGATTTGTCAATGCTGAAATAATAGGTAGAAGATTAGACTCAGAATTATCATCTGGTTTTTTCATAGATAAGTTCATTTGGTCTTCTTGCCTCATCCAATCTCTAGTAGTTCTTCCTTTTGCTTTTTCTACTTTAGGATGAATATTCATAATGGTTCTGATATACTCAGCAATTTCCATATATTCATTTTCTGACAATAGAATATTAGACTCTGGATTATATAACCCAAATTGTTCTTCTGAATTTTCATCGGTATAAGGAACAATTTTATAGTCTAGGAAATTTACATCATGAAATATCAAATGAAGTGGAGAATAATCTTGTTCTGGAATTTGAGATAATAGATTATATACCTCTATATCTTTTACCTTGCACCAATTTTCTACACCGAGATTAAATAGCATAAGACGAATCGAAGTGGAATTATTAATAAACGGGGAGATAGCAGTATAAAATTTTGATTCACCAATATCTAAAATATCACCTATAGTTGGCTGGGATATTTTAATTCCGTGTACATAATAATCTTCACCAAAGAAAAGTTTTAATTTATCAAAATGATATTTATCATTAGATGATTTTTGTTTCTTTTGGTTGTCTTCAATAGTAGCGGTTTGAATTGCATCCAATGCACCAGATGATATATTAGCCATTAAATCACCGCCTTAACTGATAGTTACCCAAATTTGTTTTTCCATTGGTTGTATTTACAATTCCATTAGTGTCAATAACTTGGAATACGAGAGTACGAACAAGATAATTATTATCTGTTGTGGACTCTTTTGATGAAATAAGATGTGTTTGCATTCCAAATATATTAGACCAATTAAATCGCTCTCTTATAATAGAGGCAATAAGATCATGTCTTGGAATCCTTGTTAATTTATCCATTCTATCGTTTCCATGAACAAATATTGTAAATGTGATAGTTGTATATTTTAATGTGTCTTGATATCTCGGTGTTTCATCAAAAGACACCTGATAACAAATATAATGTTTTACCTCTGTTTGAGTATCTGGAATAAATAAAAAAGGACGGATATTTGAATTACTTCCAAAATATCTATCCCATTCTCCAAGAGGTTCATATTCCTTGGTATCTTCATTCCATTCCCAGTTAATATTACCATCTTCATCGAAAAGTTCAGATTCTAATGATTTCTCGTTAAGTGCATATAAAAGACATGGATTAAGCATAAGTGCTTTCTCAATCTTTTTCTTATACTGAATATTTTCATCATCAGGAGTTGTCTTATACGCACGAAGTTTGTTTAACAAATCATTCTTTGTAACCAATTTTTCTGCCATACAATACCTCCTATTCAGTTAATTCTAACGGCAAAATTTCAGATTCAATCGGTAAATTATCCTTAACAATTTCACACTTAACAGACAGTATTTTGCCGATAACGGAAGTGTCATTTGAAAATTTTACTTTCTTTTGGTTGTACTCTGTACCAACTTTCCATGTTACTTTGTCAGTCCAATCTTCATTATCAATAGAGCAAGCCCATGTAAAGGTTGCATCAGCATATTCAGTTGTAATATCTTCATTGGAATCATTAAATAGATTTACCGTAAGATTTTTATAAGAGCCACCAACTTTGATTGTAGAAGTGGATGCTGAAATTCTTGCTGTAATAGAAGATGGGGGAGTAGTTGGAGTAGATGGATCTGTTGGGACGATTTCTGAATCGAAATATGAAGCCCACATACCAATAATATTACCATCAGAATCTTTCTCGATGTAATCTCGATGTTGGTCAAAGAAATCTTGATATAAAGTTAATTTCTGAACCCCAAGTGGTTGAGCATTTTCAACCTTACTGATCTGCCAGGCTATTGCATTGTCAGTAAAAGAACTAACAAGTACACGCATATTCTTTGACGACTCGTTTGTATACCAAATCTTCTCAGTAATTGGATTTAATGGTAGCCATACTTTATCTTGATTTTCTTGCGAAGTAAATCGTAAATCAGTCCAAAGCCCGCTATTGTAACTGCTTTGCATTTTTAAAACAGACCACATTCTACGCTTGATTTTTTCTGTTCCGTTATTCTCAATCCACATCAATTCATAATTGCATTTAAGAATTAGATACTTTGGAAATTGATTTGCTGGTTCGGTACGAAGAATCATCCATTTTTCATAGATGTTTTCATCATTTGGTATATCAATGAATAAGCCGATAAAATTATCATTATGATATTTTTTCCGATAATCAGTTTCAAAATAATAGAGTTCGTCACCTTCAGAAAAATGTGTTTTTTGTGTTGGTTTAAACTGGATATAGTAATCTACTTGGTCTTTATCCATAGACTGATATGACTTAACAATAAACTTTGCATCTATGCGTGTTTTAGTTGTATTCTCATATGTCATACCTTCAGCTAATCGTGGCTGATCGTCATGGTAGAAATCATAAATATAACATATTTTACTCTGGATATCATTATCCCAAGTCTGTTCCATCGCCCAATCAGACTGTTCCTTATAAATTTGACCAATCGTTTTAGCACCGTTGTTCTTGGCGTTTGCGACACGCCTAGCTGTCTGTAGACTCGGCATCGCAACCCACCTCCTCAAACATCTGCTTAATATATCCGTGAGAATCTAAGATTGCCCTGCGGAATTTTTTGTAACTAAAATGGTCACTCTTGAAATTATCCATAGCACCTTGTAAAGTTGCCATAAGAGTTACCATAAGTCCATTATCATTAAATAAAGTTTTTGTGCCACCTAATTTAAACATAACATTCTCAAAGAAGACGAGAAATGCTGCGTCATCTTCAAATATTTTCTCTTCAATTGTTTTGTCTTTGTAGAGCAGTAGTTTGTGAATATCACCATGCATTGCACGAACTGCTTCATTGATTTGCTTGTCTGTGAAGTCACCATATATGTATTGCATATTAGGACTCCGTGTTAATATAGGAATTGTACATATATCCGTAATCACGAATACGTTTATTTAATTCAATTTTCATGGAATCCAGACGATCAATCATATTTTTATGATTGTCAAGTAACTTCTTTTCTTCTTTACCGCCTATCATTACTGATGTATGCATAATAGAATCAACCTGTGGTTGTAACCACTCAATCGTCATTCCAAGTACAAGAATTCCTACGACAAAATTCATATCAGCCGTTTCGTCTACTGAATTATTCAGAGTAAAATCCAACTGTTGAATTTCATCATCGAGTGTGAGAGAAGAGAATAGTCTACACACCCTTGGATTAGCAATTACATTACTTAATCGCTCTGTATAAATTTCAAGCAAATCGTTTTCGTCAAGAGAGAGTTCTTTCGGATCTGAAATTCGTCCTCTTGTTCGTGAAAAAATTGTTTCATATGGAAGCGTCATTGTGAGCCTCCTTTACTATTCCTGAACTAATGTAAGTAACATTTTTGTACCAAAAATTTCATCAAGAGCCTTAATTCTGTGAACTGAATCAAGTGCATGAGATTCAATCATTGTAGAAGCAATACCTTTAATGGCTTCCTTTGCTCCCTTTGGAAGCTTTTTAATTGTTTCTGACATCTGCGGAACAGGAAGATTTAAAATCTCATTTAAGTCACTTGTTTCATACATGGACTCATATAAATCTTTTACAGACTTATTCTGTTCAACAAAATCTTCATCCTCAATAATAATTCTTGGTGAATAAATGTTTACATCTTCACGAGTTCTAACGAGATAAATTAAATCTCTATATTCAACATCAACTACATCTCCACAGTCAGCCCAACTATAAAGAATATGTGAACGTGCTCCCTCAATATACAGCCCACCACTTACTAATGAGCGACATGGAACAGTATCTTCAGGTAAAAATGTTTTTACATCTTCTTTAACCTCTGTAGTTTTTGTTACCTTTTCTGTACTACCAGTAGTAGCAGTAGTTTTCTTTGTATATGCCATTTCCTTTTAATTCCTTTCAAAATAGGAGAGTGGCAATCCACTCTCCATATAATTAATCTATAAGTAAATCTTACAGATCCCACTCACCATGATAACGAGTCATAAGAGTTGCAACACCCATACGTCTCTGTACTTCATAAGACTGCATATCATCCTTAGTAGCACCCTTTTCGTTTACTTCAAGTTCAGTCTCTCCATAGTCAACAAACTTGATAAATCTATCATCAACTGCTGGCATGATATAGAGCTTCTTGTTATCAACGATAGGAGTAGCAAGAGACTTATCAGTAAACTTCTGTGGAATCTCCATAAGAGGTGTTCCTTCGTAGCCACCGATAATACCTGTGTTTGCTACAGACTCCTTGATTGAATTAGCAGGATCAGCCCAATCAACCTTTGTAAGAGCATTAAGAGACTTTAATGCTGTCTTAGTACCCATGATTACAACACCGCTTTCGTTAGCAGCACCAACCTTTTCGATAATTGCATCAAACTGAGCCTTTGTAGAAGCGGCTAAAGCACCAGTACCCTTGAGAGTAGCAGGAACAGGAATAAGGTTTACACCATTTGCAAACTGAGAAGAAATGAGTGTCTGAACCTTCTGGATATAAGCCTTAACAACCGCATCCACGAAAGCACCCCAATCCTTACGACCAGTTAAGAAGAGACGAATATCTCCACCAACCTTGATACCATATACTGCTGTATCAACATGATAAGACTGACCAGAACCTAAACGCTGAATGGATAAGTCATGTGCGTCACCGCTGACCTTGCTTACAGTAAGTAATACTTCATCATCAGCCCAGAATTCATTTACGTCTCCATCTTTCATATTCTTTGACTCAACATAATTGTTGAAAAACTCATTCTCAGAAAGACCATGAGCAATCTGAGTATCAATAATTTCCTCAATTACCTCGAAGAACTGTGTTCCTCTCTCAGAATTTAATGCTCTCTTAATCTGCTTATTAGAAGAATCCTTAGTAAGTCCAAGGTATTCAAAACAAGCCTTTCTAATTGTGTCACTAGCTTCTGCCTTAGAAATTACACGATTAGAATCGGCATCATAAATTTCACGACCTGCACCGAGGTCAAACATAAGATTTTTTACACTTGTATCTAACATTTATTTATTTCTCCTTTCTCAAAAATTAGGCTTTCTTTGTAAGCTGCATAGCGGCAGTTACGCCAGAAATGGCTTTGAGTTCAACACCGTCTTTAACAGCGATGTCACCAGAAAATCCATCTGCTGAAATCTCAACTACATCACCAACTGCCAGTTCATAAGCTCTAACTACCTGAGTAGGAGCATTTGTATAGTTGCTTTCTTTCTTAAATGTGTTGCTATATGTCTCCTCGATCATTGGCACCTGGTATACAAACAGGGCATCTCCAGGAGTTACTACTTCTACATAGAAATTTCCATTATTTGCCTTACCAACGACCTTTCCTTCAAATGAAGTAGGAGCAACAGCTTTATAAAGGTCTAACTCAATAAAATCGCCCTTACCAACGAACCATCCATTGTCTACATAAGCACTTGCTGCTTCTGCTAACTGAATGTTATAAATATGCTTTCCACCATCTCTTGCGAGAACTTTAGAAGGGAAAGCCACTGCATGTTTTGCAATAGTCATCTGAATCATTTATTTTTCCTCCTTAAATTTTTGCATTAAAAAAGACACTCAATTTGAGTGTCATTACATTGATTTATATTTCTTGTTTTATTTGCTAAAAAGATTTCCGTAACGGTTATCCTTCTTAGACTTGTTTACATTAGCAAATACTTTTACGGTTGACTTTTTCTGAGTTTTATCAGTGGTAGCTGCAAAAGTTTTCATATTAGAATCCGCATAGATAAGTTTTGCTTCCTTCTCTAAATCTTCGAGAGAGTAGTTATCCATATTTGTATACAGTTTCTCAAAATCCTTATTAATGAATTTTCCTTCTTCATCTTTTTCAGAAATAGAAGCAAAGTTTTCATTTGCAAGAATTTCCTCACGTTTTGCATGAAGTTCATTCTTTTCTGCTGTCTCCTTAAACTCTTTGAGTGCAGCGTAGTTTGAACGCATAGACTGTAACTCTGCAAATTCACTATCTGTTAAAAGTTCACGATGTAAATTGTATCTTTCTCCATCAAAAGCTACATTATCACCGTCTTTTGTATAATTCTGACCGAAGATTTTATCACCATTCCAGTTCTCATATGTAAAATGATCATCGTAAACAGCGTTGATAAAGTACCACTCATTATCAGCGTCTTCATATTCAGATAAAAGCTGGTAAAGTGCATATCTTGTATCTTCATGACTGATTTCATATGTACGAACAATCTTTTCAAAAGTCTGACTTCCTCCTTCATCACCATCTGGATCAGAAGTTCCTTCGCCATCACCTTCTCCATCATTGGAAGGTTCACCAGATTCTCCGTTATCTGAAATGTCTCCTTCTGAATTGTCATCATCGAACATCTCAGCAAATTTTGCTTCAAGTTCCTCATCTGACATTTCTGTATAGTCGAATGTTACATCTTCAGCAGTCTTACCATATTTGGCAAGCAACTCTTCAAATTTTGTCATTTTGTTATTTGTTCCTCCTTCCTTTGATTGTGTTTGAACAGAAGTTTGTTCTTTATTGAAATTAGAAAGCGTCTTGTTAAGCTTTTCTAAAAGTTCAATCATTTTTTCATTTTTGTCAAATTTAACTGAATTGTTATTTACACTGAAATCAGCAATATCAGCACGAGAACCTTCCATACCTTCCTGAATTTCTGTACCATCATCGTGACTTCCCAACAAAGTCGAAGCGTTTACATAGAAATCATTTAATTCAAGATATTTCTCCTTGGCGTTGTAAGAAAGTTCATCAATGAAAAGCTCGCAACTATTTTTTGAACCTTGTTTTGCACGAATAATTTCACAAGCCTTTGTGTATTCTTCACTTATATAAGCATAAGCACATACATAATCTTTATCTAAGTTATCATCATGTTCCCAAAATGCAGGTTCAGATGAGAAAGAACCAACTTGAGATTCAATATATTTCAGTTCTTCTTTACCTTTTTCGTCTTTAACAATTTCCATCTCATGACCTTCGAAATCCCAACTTCCATCGTCAAGCTGATGGATTGCAGCCAATACAGGTCTGTCAGCAATTGTATTCATTGCTTTCTCAGCAGCATCCTTTGATACATAACTCTTATTTCTGTTAAGTCCTGTATGAAAAATTCTGAATTTAAGACGCATCATTCCACGATGATTTTCGTCTACGGTATCGTCTATCTCAAAAGTAGTAGGCACTTTTAAAGCTAACTGATAGCCAGTATCTTTAGAACTGAATTTTGCAAATTTCTGCTCTTGACAGAATTTTAGTAAATCATCTTCAGTTAAAATTTTCTTTTTAATAACCTTTGGCATTATTTAACCTATTCCTCCTTTCTTTGTTGATATACCACTCAAAGTAGGAGAGTGGTTAGAATGTTAGCATATTGCTATACTGAATTTTATTGTTTGTATTTTCAAAAGTGAGAGAGTGGTTATTCAAAAATGTTGCCACGTTCCCATCTTGAGATACCAATTTAAAACCTTCTTTGAGAAGATTTTCCTTTGTCTCCTTGTCGGAGGTTTTAATAAAATTGTATTTCATATTAAGATACCTCCTTAATTGTATCAATTTGATTATTTGGGATTATTTTAGAATTTTTATTAACTTTTCTCCAAGTTAATTTTGTACCATCAGGAAGAATTCCTGCATAATGACGATTTTGATAGAAATAACTAGAAACATTACAATGATATTTCTTATTAGCCTCTCGCATATTAGAAAAATATTCACCAGTTTCATTACAAATAACACCTACGCTTCTTGCAAAACAACCATCTTTAATACGTTGTATCTTTCTATCTTCCATACACTTTTCATGGTCGTAATCAGACATGTTATTGTCTGCTGCAAAATTTAAATATTTCTTTACTGTATACAAGATTAGCTGTGTTTCATCACTGATTTTATCCAAGTCGTGATATTTATTCCACAACTCACAGACATGAGCCACCTCATTTTTTAAGGCAAACGCATTTGCTTCTTCCCAATCTATATTGGTAAAATTAAAAAATTTTGATAAGGTACTTTTATTTATATTATTTTTAATTATGTTATATCTCTGTTCTGTTTTACCATAATTGCAATTTATTCTAATAACTTGTAAATGATGACTTGCAGCCATTCTATCTTTATATAAGTCATTTTCTTGCACTGATTTTTCACGATGAAAACCACCGTCCATTTCAATTATGATATTCTTGCTTCCAACATAAAAATCATATCGTTTTGGGGAAATCCAATCAGGGGAATATTCTCGTTCAAAATCAATATTCATTTGAGTTAATATGTTAAACATAAATCTATTTGGGTAGCTGTCATTTTTTATACAATTAGAACATACAAAATGATCACTTAAAAACGAACCTGGTGCTTTTGTTATTTCAAAACCGCAATCAGGACATAACCAATTTAATAGTTTTCTACTTGTATATCCATATTTATAAGCATCTTCTTTATTTTTTAAACATTTACATAAATTAGGTCTTTTATTAATTAGCAACGTTTCTGGACTTTTCTTAGTTTTTGTATTTACTGCATTTTTAGTACCTTTTTTCATTCCGCATAATGGACATCCATGACCTCTTAATGCATTATTCGGAGTAGAAGAGAACACAGTTCCATCTAATAAACACTCGAATCTTATTTTTTCACGAGCCAATTTATATTCGTCCAATGGCTTTATATTTGGATTAACATCGTGTAGTTTATGTACAAATTCTTCATTTGTTAATTTATGTGGCATAATAACCTCCTTTCATAAAATAAGAGCATAGATAAAAATCCATGCTCTTAAAAAAGGATAATTATTTTCCATTAGCGATTAATTTCCATATTATTAATCGGTTATATTTTTATTCTCTGTTTCAACCTTTTGCTTTGTCTTTTTTATCACGACTAGCTTCGCCCTCATCTGAAATTTCAGTGTCAGAAAGAGTAGGTTTAACTCCCTCATTATCACCAGTATTTGATGTTGTATGTGAACTTTGAACTGGAAAAAAATTGAGATTTAGACATTCATTTTCCAGGAAATGAAGAGATAGCGTTTCTCTTTCTGAGAAACCATTTAGACTATTTACCAATAATTTTGGTGCAAGACCGTATGTATTGTCTTTAAGAATACTATCCTTATAAGCATCTTTTGTATAAACAGATATTTCGATAAATTTAACAAAACTTGGATTATCAACATAATAAGATATAATTCTATTGACAATAGCTTGCGTTTGAGGTAAAAGCATAGAAATAGCGAACTCTGTATCGGCTCTAATCGCAGCGTTAAATGCCGTAGATCCTGAGATAGAACTAGAATTTAAAATTTGAGCACCGCCAGAAGTATTTAGAACTGTTTTTGTAGCATTTTCTACTTTATTTGTATCTGTTGCCTTATCACTATCAAAACTAATCTGATTGATTTTTCCAGGAATAATAGCAGCAGAAGTATAATCAGGCAAAGCTTCATTTACCATTCTTTGCCAATAAGGTAATACTAAGTCTGGATCAACTTTCCATTCATTTACATCATCTGCGCCAGATAATGTTTCAAGTTCCATCCAAATCATTTTGTATATTTCCTGTTGGTCTGCAATGCTTTGAATATCTTCAAGATCCAATAAGTTTATTAATGAATTGAATAATCCGCTAAACACAGGAACGATAGTCTCCCAGTCTTCAGCATGAAATTTCAAACAGACACCTTGTTCTCCGATTGGTTGCCATTTACTTTCTCCGCTTTGCTGTGACTTATTATACATAGAAACAAATGGTTCACCCCAAAGATCCAGTAAGTCTTTGTTTCTTTTAAAATAATCCATATTCATTGTGAATGCGAAGTCACCTGTATCTGTATACACACCAGAAATTCTACAATAATCTGCTGGAAGTGGAAGAATAAAGAATGGTGTTTTCCCGTCTGATTCTGGATTAAAATAATAGCAACCATAAAATACATCTTCTCTAAAACATGTCATATATGCTTTAAGAAATTCATACTGTAAGTTCATCTTGTCAAGAACTTTTAGTGTGTCATTATATGATTTTGTCACTGCATCTTTATCATTATCTTCAACCAAATCATATTCAGGAATTACAGTTCTTGCATCCAAACAGAACATGTTGGCATTATATGCAATAAGTCTGAAATATACCTGAGAACGATAATAGAGATATCTTGACAGGTTTCGTAAATTGACCTCGTTAGAAGTGATATTCTGTAAATAATTTCTAAGGTCTTCTTTGTTGAAATTGCTAATAGTAGTGTAGGTAGTAGATTTTGATGTATCTCTAAAATTAGTAAACGCATCGTTTGCTGCATCAAAATTTTCAATCCTACGTTTATTTTTTTCGTAGAATTCTTTCATCTCAGCAGCCGTAGGTTGTTTTGATGTAGAAGAGAACGTATTATTCGTCTTCCTAGTTGTATTTATAGCAGGTGCATTAGCATCCACTTTCTTTGTTCTTGGCATTTTTCGTTAATGCACCTCCTTTAATTAAACATTGAAAATCGCTTACCTTGACGGATTGGAAGTTTTGAAACTAATGATTGCGTATTTTGTGTCTTAGGTTTTAATTTTAATTCCAATTGACAAGCACACCAATAAGAATAGGCAATAGAAGAATACCTATCTTTTCTCATACCCTCAACTTCTTTAACCTTAATATTCCCGTTTTTAACTTCATGATCCAATTTAATCAATTCGTAAACGGCAAACGTTGTTTGTATATAAGACATTTTCAATTTTGCTTGCTCTGTTGGAGACATTTTAAAATATCCCTTATATGTTTCTTTTAATGAGCTATCCGCATCCTGTTCAGGAATAAGAAAATTAATTTTTCCATTCTGTATACCATTTCTAAGTAATACACATATTTCGTTATTAAAATTAGCATTAGCTTTTACAGACCAAACAACTTTATTAGCATCACGAATTTTGCATCGTTCAGCCATATCTTTATCATTTATACAAGTCATTGCCTGATATCTTTTACCGTTTTCTTGGCAAACTTGATCCTTGGTAATAAAATCATATACTCCCAAGCCAATTCCATTTGTATCTAAAACTAAATCTGTACATTGATACTCATAAAAATATTTCATAACAATCATTCCTAATTCGTCTGTTTTCAAACCTTCAAAAGTTTCACTATATACGAAATTTGATTGATATGCAGTATCGTTTACTTGAATTAAGTCGTTGATAAAAATAGCAGAGGCATCATTCTTTTTCTTTTTCGTAGATTGCATAAGAGCAACGTCAATAGATAGTATTCTTTTACCAGTAGCTGTTAATTTCGGAATTGTTATTTTGTCATTACAGAAACTCAATGGTGGAAATGCTTTGCGAAGTCTTCTACGAGCAGTTAATTCATCAAATTTAAACAAACTACCATCTGTATCACCAAACCACAGACATTCCATTTCCATCTGCTGAACAAGTTCATTGTAATCAGCTTCACTCATTTCATCTTCAAGCTGAGAACGAGAGAGTAATCCTTCACGCACCGATACCTGATAAGGTAATCCGCATATAAAATATTTTTTTGTGTCATCAAAGAAATTAAGAGTGTAACTTTGTGCTTTTCTATAAGCCCATGAGCTTTTAAAATATGCACTGGACATATATATTTCTTTGTTTCTTTCCTGCATATGAGCATATTCAGGTTTTTGTAAATATTTTGGCTGCCTTGGACTTGTTAAGAATTTACGCAATACAGTATTGATAACTGTTTCATCAACCATACGAAATTCATCCACGACTATGCAATTTGCTCTGGCTGATCTTGAATTTTCTGAACTGGTTCTTGTTTTTATCCATGAACCATTTTTGAAATAAATAGAAGCGTCATTTTGACCAATATTACATTTTTCTATTTCAGAACGTAATATGGAAGATTGTTTCATAAAATCATCTTGTATTTTCAACAAGACCTCGTTAGCCTGTTTTAGAGTTCCAGAACTAACAACTATTTTTGTACCAGGAAATAAAATACATCTTACACAACAGAAGAGAGCAGTAAGATAGGTTTTTCCTTGACCTCTTGCTGCAAGATACATAACAAAATTGTAATGCATCATGCACCACAAAAGAATTTGCTGAAACCACTTAAGAGATAATCCCAAGACCTCAGATACGTACCTATGTGGATTGGCACGATAATATCCAGCTTTCCATGCAATCGTCTCCATTATCTTTTGTTGTTTGTCTTTCTCTATTTCCGTCTGAGTTTTTAATTGAGGCATAAGCTATACCTCCTCTTCAGCTTTTTGACCAAATATCTTATCAAATAATGCTTCCGAATCAGTATCCTCATCATACTCAGGTTTCTTAACTGTATATTTTGAAATGAATTTTTCATATGTAGATGAAAAAGCATTTTTCAATCCCATCATTTTAGATAAATGTCCCTTAAAGAAAACATCAATTAAGAGTCCAATTTTATCAGGATCTTTGAATTCACCTTCTGGTTCTGGAATCGGTTTTCCACCGTCCCATTCACCTTCCCATTTATCAATAAGTTGCCCAAATGTAAGATTATCAGTTAATTCAGATGCAGTTTTCTGATTAGGCTTGATATTTAAACTTCCTAATAAATTCTGTAAAGTAGCATCTAAATCTTTTGTATCTTTCCCATTTTTCTGAGCATTATCTATTTCAAGTTCCTTACAACATACTCGTTTAAATAAAAGTTCCTGAGATTTATTTTCACAGGGATAACGTGTTGTCCAGTCTTGGTATTCCGTCTCAAGATACATAAGTTCTTCATTATTATAGTTATTTCCAAAACGTTTCTTAGCAGACTTGAGAGTTTTTTGGACAATCCTTGTATTTGTTTCAGGCATTGAATCTTCATCGTCTATCGAGAATATTGAATCTTTATAAGTTTTTTGACTATAATCATTTAGGCTTCTACAAATTACGATCCACTGTTGAACAGCAGTGCTTCTTATTTTTTCTCCTGTTTGTTCAGAGAGTTTTTGTAGCTGCTCATTATAAACATTTTCATCAAAATACCAATTAAGTCTTCTAAATGTTTCTATGGTTTTCTCACGATTATCAGTTCGTATATTATTTTTTTTGTCGTAATCAGTACATTCATTTAATACACATTCCTTACAAGCATAATGTTCAATACCATCAGGGCTTGCTTTAGAAGAGTAGAATGTTGCTGCACTTTTCCATTGTCCACAATGGCTACAATATATTAGCTCATTGTTCATAATGCGCTGATAGAAGTTTGCAAGCTTTTTGTATTCATTACGCAAATTCACAACTGTAATTTTCTTCAATTCAGCATCTGAAATTGGCTCTAAAACTTTAGCCATTGTTTCACCTTCTTTCCTTTTATTCCAATAAAAAAGAAGCCACTTCATACGAAATGACTTCTCATAATTTTCAATATTAAATTGCCAACGAAAGTGCAATTTACACACCTTCAAGACTTGAGTAGAGGAATCGAACCTCGCTTATACCAACGCCTGACCTTATATCATACTTAAAATCTGCGCATTCATTTCTTTCATATATAAGGCGAATGGATTTGAACCATATAAACAAGTCAACTGTTGTCACAGTTTTAGTGCCACCTATACACCAGTATAGTCTAAGAATATGCACATATCTTAGTTGACACAAACACGTCCTGTAGGAGTCGAACCCACATCTCTCAGATTTGGAGTCTGATATTCTAACCAATTAAACTAAAGACGTATATAATAAAAGAGCCATCTCCAAAGGAAACGGCTCTTTCTCATTTCATATTTTGTTACTCTTTTAAATGATTATCCTCGGATGGAGTAGTAGTCTTAATCTCATCCACGGTTATTCCAACATTATATGTTACATCCTTAATGACACGAATATTTTTATATCCATATTCTCGATCAAGCTCTTTAATTGTATTTTTCAACTCATCCAAGTCATCCGTTGAATATTCAATCAACTCTGATGGAGTACCTTCAGTCTGAATCTGATACATTTGATAAAATTCTCTTCCAAGCACAGAGTTATATTTAATTAATATTTTATACATATATAAATTACCTCCAAAATGATAGAATTAGAAAAGCTGCCAATAGGATTTGAACCTACAACCTTGGCTTTAGAAGAACCATGCTCTATCCATTTGAGCTAAGACAGCAAGTTTCTGGTCTGCATGAAGCACTAACTAGCAGATCTTGGACTGTACACATCCAGTTATTTAGAATATGGTCGCTTATCCGCAACCTAATTCATGCTTCCATGCACTTGTTTTTCTTGCTAACCAACGCACAAGAAGAGTAAGTGACAACTCGTATCAACCAAACTACATTGCGCTTATGTATTGATACTCCATTAATTTATCCAGTTGCAACGCCACATCGGACTCGAACCGAAATCTTCTCTCTATAGGAGAGACGCATGATCCTTTCATGCTGGTGACCTGAATAATATATTATTTGATCATTCCTAACTCGTACTTATAGTACGTCAAATGCATGATATGTGTATGAACAACCGTTTACTTTATCATTCTCCGCATATTTTCAGTCTTCGGAGCAAAGACATCTCGATAAGGTTTAATGACTCTTATCCGTCAAAATTCCAATTGTAAAAATCAGAAAAGACAATTTGCCATTTCTTACAAAACTCTGTGGACAGTTTTAATCATAATAATGGTTCTCATTAACGTAGAGAGGCACGAACATCTTCTCATTTCTGAAGGTTGAGAGTAACCGATAATCCTAGATGTCGGTAGGAAAGAAGTAGGACTTACAATACTACATGAATAGCAAATGCCAAGATGTGATACTTATATATTCTCTGTTTGGTTGCCCACTTAAGGGTTCTTTTATTTATTCTCTACATTGTCGTCACCGTTTTATATATGCCTTTCGTGCCTGTTTATAAGGGCTTTATTTGGATAATACAGTTCTATCGGTCTGTTAGTCCGTCTGATTTTCACAGAGCCTTGTTGAGTTCTTATGGTTTCAGAGCATTCGGCTGTAGGTATATGAGTTTGTTACCCTTAATATTATTCAATCACTTTGACATAAATCATCTTAACATGCTATGATGTAAAAAAAAATTTTATAAGGAGTATATATTGGACACAATATTTGAAATATTTAAGACCATTTTTCCTGCTATTATTACTGGAATTTTTACATTCCTAGCCACTAAATATACGTATAATAAAAATATACCTTTAGACAAAATGGAGATAGCATATGATAAAATATATAATCCTATATATCATATACTATTACAAAATAATTCTAATAATATATGTACAAATCAAATCAGCTTAGATATATTTGTCATTTTAAATAAATATAATGATTATGCAGATCAATCGACACTTCACGCATTTGATTTATATCGTAAAAATAGAGATAAAGATAGTTTTATAAATTTTAAAAATAACATCAATAATAAATACATATATCTTCGCAAAAGACTTGGATATTTAGAACCTAATTTGATACAAGCGTATACATATTCTTCAAAAAATGAAAAATCTGTTTTACGATTAGTGTTAGAGTGTACTGTCGCATACATAACAATGCTCGCATATGCATTGTTGAGTGCATCAGTTCACACAGTTATAACATGGATAGCTTTTAGTTTAATATGTATCATTATAATTGAGTTATTAACTTTATTTTTTAGGAATATTTTAATTTATATCAGGAAAATTATAAAACATATAAAATCCAATAATAAATGTCGTAAAAATTGACATATTTTGACAAGAAGTGTCATATAATATATAATAGAAAGGACAAGCAGTTATTCAAACATCTTTGTTTTGGCTAGATAGAGATGGTTAGGCAGTTAAGTCACGTCAGAGTAGTGATACTCTGTTTATATAGATATCCTCATGACACAATGTAGGAAATACTTACAAAGGAGGATAATACGTGACATTTTGTGAATTACTAATTTTTACATTAGTGACTGGCATAGTAAGTGGTGTAATTGCTACATACTTAGTCAGATTGTTCGATAAACACAAAAATGACCGCCACGGCAAATAGCGATCATTTCCTTTGTGTTGATATTGTTATATTAGCCAAATAGTGTTCAATATTGGCTTAACCGTCTAACGGATAATTGCTTGTTTCTTTTGACTTGTATTGTAACACATAAAATTGTGTGGTGCAAGAGGGAATTAGACAAAGTGTTAGACAAAAGTTTCATCTGTATCTTCAGTATCTTGGTTAGAAAGCAAACTTATCTTTATTCTCTTTTACTTTCTTTTTATTTACAGATAAATAATGCTTAACAGTAGTTTCCGTACTAGAATGATGGAGTAATTCAGCAATATCCTGTAATTCCATACCAAGTTCTTTTAAAATGTTACTTCCAGAATGTCGTAAATCATGGTCATGAAGTGTAGGAACACCAATCATTCTACCTGCCTTTTTACACCAATCATTTAATGTACCACCCTGAATACATTTTTCATCAGTTACATAAGGAGTAATAAATACCCAACCATGGTCATTTATATTATTTTCTTTTCTGTACTCGATTAATTTTCTTAATAGTCCTTCAACTTCTTCTGAGAAATACAAATCAACTATTTTTCGCTCTTTCTCTAATACATCTGTACACATACGCTCATCAAGATTAACCTGTTCCCATCTTAAATGAGCCATAGCATTTACTCTAGCCATAGTAGATAACCCAAACATGATGTATGTCTGTAATTGTATATCTCCATATTCTTCAAGCTTTTGACGTAACTCATTTACTTGCTCAATGGTCAAGAATGTTTGTTTCATAATAGCCTGACCTTGTTTTGGGCGTTCCAAAAACTCAGTAGGTGATTCTTTGATAAGCTTTTTCTTTCTTAAAAATTTATAGAAAGCAGAAATTGATGACATTACTCTACGTTGTCTGCAAACATTATTACCTTGCTGTTTACGCCAGTAAAAATATTCTTCGAGATCTTCGTCTGTTGCATCTAATACAGATAAATTGAATTGATTATCATACATATAGATAAACCATTGTTTAAGGTCTATATTATAAGCTTTTATTGTGTTTTCAGATAAATCACGAATAGACATGTCTACTTGATATTTTTGAAATAATTTCAAAGTATCAGGATTTATATGTTCAAGTTTATCTTCATCATACATTACAATTCTTTTACTTCGTTCTGCCATTTTTCTCACTTCCTTTCATAACAAAAAGAAGCAGTAGTATCATTAACTAACTGCTTCTTGTCGCATTTTTATATATTCATCTAATTGTTCTTTTGTATTATTATGCTGTCCGTATAATCTATGAAAACCATATTCTGATTTTAAACTATGACAATTAAAACACAGCGTAATTCCATTGTCTATATCAAACCTTAAATCTTGATTATCGCTAAAATTTTTAATATGATGTGCATTTAATTTTCCACCATGTTGACCACAACATTGACAAGTATAATTATCCCTTTCAAAAACAGATTTTCTCCAATCAAAATATTCTACTCGACCTCGTATACGAGAATTTTCAGAAGTTAAAAATCCTGTAAATTCTTCTCTTGAAATACCTTGTTGTCTACACGAAGCCAATATACGATTTTCTTCATCATTTGCGATTTTACGAGCTTTTTCAATTCCACCTTTTTCATAATAATAATCTATCATTCGTTCGGATTGCGAATATATAGGAATATTATATTTCTTTAAAAGAGCACCAATAGTAGTATCTCCAAGGTTATAAAATTGTCCTATTTCGAGAGTGGTCATTTTTTGTTCTATGTACAAATCATATAATTCCTCTTTAGTAATATTTTTAGTTTTTCTTCCATTTTTAGTTGTAAATCCAAAATCATGTATATACTGTCTCAATGTTCTTAAATTAAGACCAGTTTCTTCTGATATCTGTTCTGCTGATTTATCAAGAATGATATATTCATTATATAACCAATCTTTATCTCTATAAGATGTATTTGTTATATTTGTCTTTTTATTAACATTAAATCGTCTAATATAAGATGCTTTTTCTTTCTTACAATCTGGATTGGAACAACATATCTTATTACAAACAGTTCCATTTATTTGTCTGTAAACATCATAATATTTTAATTTGTCTAATTTGCCACAATAATCACATTTAATTTCTACTAATTGATGAGAGCGATATGACAAATCTTCTACATTTGCATTAATATAAGCAGTGGTATCTGCTACGATTTTATTTTTATCACCTTTTTTTCTTGGTATTTTATATCCAAGCTCTTCAAAATGTTTCCAATTTGCACTACTAATTTTAACTTTTACTTTTTGTGGTAATATTAACCCCATAATTTATTTTCCTCATTTCTCCTCATTCCATAAAAATAGGAGAGAAGTGCGAATGAGGTTACACTTTCGTCAGGCTCATGACTTCCCAACTATCTCTCCATAAATCCCACAATCAGCTATGACACCAATCATGAGTACAAATATTTATTCTCCGTTTTCTATAAAGTTCGTTGCCGATTGTATTTTTCTCCATACTTAGCTTTTGGCTAATCCAACGATTGTCTCTTGTGCGAACACAAAACGTAGTTGGCATCTCCCAATCCGTATATAAAACATCGAATTAATGGGACACCTGAGAATCGAACTCAGCGAGAACCAAACACGCCCCATACAAAAAGAGTGTGTAGCGTACACCACACACTCCCATATTTCTTATTAGTTAATACCAAAATGATTCATCTAATTTATCCAGATAACATGCATAGTTCATTAACCGCTTGTAAATCTCTGAAAATGCGTCTACTATATCAAGCCAATCATTTAATGAATCATAAGTCTTCTGAATTTCTTTTGTCTTCTTCTCGAACTCTGCCTGAGACACCTGCTTGCCATTGATAGAATAGTAATCTTTATCAATTTCCTTGCAATCACAGTGGTCACAGTCCCCATCACAATTATCATCACCAATACTGACTTCATATACTACCTTAGACTGGATATTTGAAATAATTTTTGAATTACAATTATCCATTACATAACAAACTACTCCTGTAGCATATAAGTATCCATTTTCACGTTTAGCAGGTTCACACCAAATACCTTCATGATCTAAAGCAATAAGATACTCATCATTGTAATTATCATGATCTGGTCGAGCAAAATCTGAAATATGAGCCAGATCGTGACCATTCTCTACTAACTCAGCAATGATATTCTTCGCATCTTCATACTTTGCAATAATTTCTACACAATCCAATGTTTTGTCCATATTAGAGTCAAAATATATATTTTCAATATCTACAACTAATTCCGTATAGTCTGTAAAGTTTCTTTCGACAATATCTGCTTTTATGTTAATCACGTCCCCTCAAATTAATCCAGTGTACGAACTGACTTCTTGATTGTGAAAACAAGTTCGTCATGTGCCGGAGAAGTCCATTTTGTCTCTACGCCTCTTAATTTTGAAGTACCAGTTCTTTCATCTACATGTTTTGCTGTAAAACTACCAATACCAGGAAGAACGATCTTTTCTGTCTTGTCGGCTACTAGATTCTCGAATACACAAGCTGCATAGCCAGACAGGATAGCTTCAACTTCCTTCTTGGTGATCTTGTACTTTGTTTCCTCACAATCAGCATTTAAAATATCTGTAGCTCTTTCTGCAACTTCTTTAATCATATTATCCTTATTCATTTTTATTTCTCCTTTTTCTCAACTAATTTTGTCTTTTTCGACTATTTTATTTTGTATTTTTCGGCACTCTGATATTTGCCAAATAATAAAAGAGGGTAGCGGCTCAATGAGTCCACTCCCTCATGCGTGGCTTCGTCAGCCCAAAACCGAAGTTATTCCCATTTATTAATCGCCTGTTGGGTTCAGGTCTGTTTACATCATAGCAGTGACTCTACGATGTTTATGTGAACCGAACTACTCAAAAATAGAAGAGTAGCCCTATTTCACAGTCACTTATCATGTTAAAAACTATGTATCTCCGTACATAGTCTACTTTGTCGTAAAATAATTAATCAATTTAATTGAATATCATACAAGCAAATTAATCCATTTTCTCCAATAACAGAAACTGTTTGCTCTGGCTTATTTACCTTACGAATTGATACCGCATAATTGTCTGAACCTGAACAACATCCTGATTCAATAACTTTTGTATCATAAACAGTAGTCAATCCATTAGTATGTCTATGTCCTAGTAACACAATGTTTGGCTTTATATTGAACATCATCGTGAAATTCTGTACAACATTACTTGGTGAATCCTTGTGTCCATGAGCAGCAAACACATTATTTCCACGGATATTAAACATTGCTATTTCAGGTTCAACTGTATTATCACAAATTGTAATATTTTCAACATTCTGCATTCTTGCCTTTAAATAGAAAGGTAAGAGTACATCCATGTTTTCACCATCTAAAGCTTCTTCTTTTTTAGGAGAGATCCTAGAGTGGTTACCAGGCGTTGTATATACATAGATATGATTAAAATGATTTGCTAATCTAGTTAGCATAGCAGAAATCAACTCTGAAACATATTTGAACTGCTCCATAAGATCCATGTTATTCTGTAATCGAAGATTATTGTGAATAATTCCACTAAGAATTTCTCCAATTACAAGGTAACAATTTTCTGAACCATGTTGCTCACGAATATCTAAGATGTCAGAAGTGAACTTTTCGATTCTTTGTTTTAAAATGTCTTCATTAAAATCATTTTTCCAATTATGTATCTCAATACCTGTATGAATATCAGTTAAATGAACCAGAAGATCCGTTGAACTATTAAAGAATGTATAATGTACTGAGATATTCATAGGTTCAACATTTTCACAAATAATTCGTTTTACCATATCTACATAAGATTCTTTACGAGCTTCCTGTCTAATGAGTCGATTGTATTCAACTCTTGCATCAGAAAGCTTAATCTTTTCCTTACGCATTTTAATTAACTCAGAATTATCTGAATTATTTTCTGTTTCTACTGGTTCATTAACCCATCCAGCGTCAATATACTCATATAATAATTTACTACCTTTGCGTACTGTATCTCTGTGCTCTAAATCACCATTAAATTCAGAACGAAAGTCAGCAACATCTTGCCACTCTAAATTTTCGTCTGTTCTTTTTCTCTTGAGTAAGTCTAATTGTTCTCTAAGAAATTCATTCTTCTCGATATCGTCCACCGCCTTACTCTTCAGAACCTTCCTCTACAGGAAGTTCAAATGTGATCTTGAAACCAATTGATTCAAATGGAATTGCATCAATTACCTGCTGAGATAAATCTTCACCAGTTTCCACATCTACAAATCTTAAATCCTTTACAGAAATATTGTCTAATTTAATTGTTTTCGTAGGAGCAGTAATTTTCTCCTCTGATTCAGTAATCTTAACCATTATTCCTTTTATCTCCTTATCAACTAAAATAGGAGAGCAGTGTGCTCTCCTTAAAATATTTTTGTAATATCAGTAATTACTTCGTCAATAACTCCATATCTCAAAAGTTCATCGCTTGATAAATACCAATCTTTATTCCGATTTTTATTGAATGTCTTCTCATCAATTTTTGTATTAGCAAGAATATAAGACTTCATTTGTTCTATTTGTTTCTTATAATTCTTTTGTGCTTCTTCTATTTGTTCTGCCGTACCCTGAAAGGCAGCCGATCCAGAATGAACCAGCATTGAAGTATGTTCAAATGCATAGCGTTTACTTCCTGCCAGAAAGATTAAGAATCCAGCAGACATTGCAACACCCATACCAATTGTCATAATGGGTATTCTACTTGCTTTTACTAAATCACAGAAAAACAAAGCCTGTTCAATATCACCGCCATAGCTATGAATAAAGAGGCGAATTGGGTCAGGATTCTCTTTATCTTTTTCTTCTATATTCATTTGGATAATAATCTTTGTCAGTTCTACTAATGAATAATCTTCATTAATCTCATAATCTATATAGAAAGTCCTATTCTTTCTATCTTTCCAATAAGTAAATTCCTATGGTGTTGGTAATTCACTTTCTTTTGCATTTCCAATTAAAGGTATTTCCAGTAACTCCATAGGCGATTTGCCTCCATATTTATAATATTTCATTCGTTTGAACATAATAAAAGAGAGTCATTTGCTAAACTCTCTTTATAATTTATAACATATGTTAAATCATTATTATTAAAATAATTATCCAAAATATTTTCTATATTGTCTCGCTCCCAATATGGAATGCGTATAAGAATTATATTAGTATCTATGCAATACTTATTTTTAGCCATATCTCTCTTTTGGTATTCTAAAAAATTCTCATATGCGATAGTAGTGCCTTCATTATTAAAATCTACAGGCTTAAAATGCTGTTCACCATCAAACTCAATTGCTAAATTCTTTATTGGTATATAAAAATCAAATCTTAGCGGATTGATCCAATATTCTGTATAAATTTCATGACAATCGTGTTCATAAATATAATTGTTTGACTTAAGATATTCCATTATATTTTTCTCACCAATTGAGCAATTACAGTCATTACATTTTGTTTTTCCTCTTCTAAACCATGAAAGACTTGTAACAAATGGATTTCCGCATTCTTCGCAACTTATCAATAAGTTATAATCATTATATGATGTATAATTCGAAGATAATAGTTTATTCTTTCCATTTAACTCTATTAAATTTTTGACATAATCAATTGAATATCTTAACTTTTCTTTACAAGATTCTTTTCCGCAATAGTAGCATCCTTCTCCGTTTCTTAAATGCATCCAAGTGATTTTTTGAATTCCGTATTGAGAATGTTTATTACATATGTATTCAATGGGTGTATGATTGTTTACATATTCTGTTGATATTAACGTATAATCCCGTTGTTCAAATATTTCTTTTATTTGTTTAAAGATTTTGAATCCAATATCATTTTTATATTTCTCTTTATGTTTTTCAATGGTATATCCATTTACATAGGCAGATACAGTACCATATTTCTTCATTTTTGCATCATACGATTTTTGTTTTCGACAATTATAACAACAATCTTTTTGAATTATTTTTCTACTATCGTAATATTTTTTGATTTGCTTTTGAAAAATATCACCACAATAGTCGCATTTAATATCAATAAATTTATCACTATTATGCGGCATATCTTCAAAATTTACTAAAAAAGCATCTCTCATATGAGTAAACTCATAGCCCAACAATTCAAAATGTTTTTTATTTGACGGACACCATTTATTTTCAATTTTCTTTGTTAGTACCATTATTATTCACCTTGTCCTTTCGTTGTATTTTTAATGAATATAAAAAGACTGCCGATTACTCAGCAGTCAGTTTTTTTAAGTCTTTTATAAATTTATCAGTTTCTTCAAAAAAGAAAACAGTAGCATTTTTTAATTTATGATTTTTCTGTAAATCAACTATTGGATTCCCACAATGGAGTAGTTGCTTTGCTAAAAAACTATTGAATATAGGTTTTAAATTAATAAATAACACCTCTTTCTACATTTCTTCTGCGACAGCAGCAATTCTACTTCTATATATATTTTTAAGTTCTATTTCTCCATAAAAATCTTGTCCTCTGAATACTTCAGACATTCTTCTCATGCCGTTGTTATTTCCTGCATACTGGCTGAGATCTACCTGAGTGTTATAATCACCATCAACAATGCAAATAGAGTCTTCTCCAATTCTCTGTAATGCAAGTTTCATAAGAGATATATCCATGTTTTGTGCCTCTGTTATATAAACTCCTGCACGCATTCCATTGGTATCAAACCCTCTAATATCAGAGAGGGGTAGCAACTGAATTAATTCTTGATTAATCATTCTCTCTAAACCAAATAGACCACCTAGTTTTGCGGATAACATATTACCAATAGAACTGTCTAATAATTTTTCATCTTTTGTTCCAGGATAATATCCAAGTTTTGCAGAGTTAGCGGTCGCAATAGTATTACAGAAAATTATAATTCTATCAATTTTATGCTTTTCAAGAAGCCACATCATATAACCAATGGCGAGATATGATTTTCCTGTGCCAGCAGCTCCCTTAATCATAGTAACTTGATTATTTGAAAAGCTGTTCAATGCCATCTGCTGATATACATCACCATTTAAAGGTTTTACAATGCCAAAGTAGTCCGATTTTATATTGGGAAATTTAATGTTTTGATATGTTCCATCTCTCCAAACAAGAGTATCAACAATTCGATTTTCAGAATTTTTTAAAATAAGATATTCATTTTCAAATAAATTATAGATATTATCTTGCAAATGTTCATAAAAATATGCCATGTCTTCATCAGAAAGAGTGACTTCTAAACATCCTGAATACTTGTCGTCTGGATTTTCACCAACGCTTTCTACATTGAGATTAAATATCTTACTTGCAATCATTTTACATGCTATATCATTTGTTACGAAAATTACTTCCTCTGATATTTTATCTTGTATATATGAACAAGTTCCTACTATTTTTGTGTCAGGAGTGATTTCCATATTTTTGTCTGATATGTATGTCTCAATTAAGAGGTCATATATAATAACCTTATATTTATCAGATTTTTCATCAAGTAAATGTAGTATCTTCCTTGCATTATACTTTACTTGATCATCTTTTGATCTTGATACTTTTATATTTTCCAATTCTTGAAGCGAGATAGAACTAATAATAAATTCATGGTCAAATATCTTATTTTGTAATTCAAGAAGTGCGTTAGTATCATAAAAATATATTTTGTTGATTGTAAAAACCACCTTCCTGTTTTAGTTTCATCCACAAGTGAAGAAAAGTGGAAGAGTAGCGTGACTCTGACTCGAACAGACCCTTTGGGGTATGAACCCAATATGCACCTTTACACCTTACCGCAAATTGGAAATGTAAGACTTGAACTTACGACCTCATGATCCCAAATCATGTGTTCTACCAAACTGAACTAATTCCCAAAAAGAGTGCAGTAGTCATACCTTCAGAACGAAAATACAACTACTGCTAAAAGAAGAGTTGTTTTTATGAAATGTATTATCTGTTTGAAAACGCCTTGATTTGCTACCCGTAGGCATGAATCCATATATCTTCCACAGAATGTATATGGTACAGGCTCGCTTGCTGCACTTACCTGGTTTGGCGCACACATATACAAGTTTTTCACATAGCGTCACAGCAATGATTTATAGCTATGTGTTAGACGAAATATTATAATGTCTCTCGACAATTACATATTCTCTGTTTTATCAGCCAAGAAAAGCTGATTTCATTGTTTTTAGCCTTACGGCATAGCCCTCAATTAAGAGGGCTTTTCTTTTGTAATAAAAACGATCGTTGCATATTTTTATTCCGCATTTGCATTTAAGCGGAGAGGATAGTTGTGTTGGTATTGTACTAAGTACACGCAAATTTACGCTATTATACATAGATAAAGTTTCATTGCCCACTTTCTCCTCATAAGTTCACTTAACTACAACTGTTACAACCGTTGATTTTACTAGCTTTTTGATATAGTAAAATAATTAAGTCTGTACAAAAAATGTGCATTTTAACAATTTTTTGAAAAACATTTTAGCAAATTTGCTGAATTTACATTATATAATACTTTTAGCAACAATGATTTATTTTTATTAAGAACAGAAGATATTGTTTTTTGATTACGAATTGAACCAGGAAGAATTTTGAACGAACGATCAATCATCCAAGAAAATAACCCAAGATAATTCTTCGATATTTTAATTGATTGTATTTCGCAAATTATATCATCAAAATCTTTTCTAAGTAATAAATAATCCTCATTTTCTGCATCATCGTTTATTTCGTATAATTTCAATGAATATTTTGCTATAATTTCTTCAACTTTTCTACAAGTACGAATATTACTTTTCATTTCATATTTAACAAAAAAATGACACATTGATAAAGTGGTATCTACATTACGAAACTTCATTAAATCCAAATCATATAAGTAATTCATAGGACATTTTAAATCTTTATTTATGTTTTTATCATTAAATCCATGTTTGATTATTTTCCAAAAAGAAGGATAAAGATTTGTCTTAATATCCATGTCGTCTTTTATTCTTTTAATCTCACCAGTTAAGTCAATATCAAATCTTCTTTTTGCATTATCAATAGCAACTTGCGCTAAAACACTCAATATGCATACATAGTCAATGTATTTTTTATCATCAAAATTGCAAGCATATGTTTGAGCAATTTGAGCCAAATTACTTGATTCGCCAATATCCAATTGTGATTTTGCTAAATTGTTGTCAATGCCAGCATAATCATCCATTGATTTACCATATATATTTTTTTCCTTTGGAATATTGTTTTTAATTGTAGGATAATTCTGATAACAGTTTCTTGCATGTTCAACAATATCAGACTGATTTGTTGTATATCCGCTATCAGAATCTTGATCGCTTCCATTATTTCTATCCTGAAAATCTGTCCCATTCATATTTACTGCAATGCACTGTTTTCCAAGATTAAAATATTTTTCAAGATTTTTATGGTATACATTGTGAAGATATGTAAGATTATTTTTGCTATTGAAAGGACTTCTAAAGAAAGCTAGATATTCGCCACTATTAAATCTTTCAGTGTAACATTGGATTGTATTGTTTTCTGTAAAGAATGTATTATCATTATCCACATCAGATTCGTTTCCAGTAGCGGCGTATAAAAGCATTGCATATGGAGATCCAACTATTACTAGATTTTCTGCATTTTGAATGATACGTCCACTTTTCATATTTAACACGTATCCTTTAATAATAGCTTTTTTTCTGTCACGAAAGTATGAACTTCTTACAAAATCTGGATTTTGATTACACAAAGCAATTAAAACTTCATAATCATTTGAAAAATTTTTATTCTTTTCAAGATATTTCAGAAACTCAGAATTGTCCTGTTTGAGTTTATTAATATACTCAACACTTTCTTTTACAACATTTGGCATTATTTCTTCATCAAGAGAGTTCACCATTTGATAACTCATTCTCTGAACTTCACCAAGCTTACTTTCATGTGCTGTCTTCACAATGCCAAACATACAACCATTTTCATAAACTCTGTCACACCAATATTCATACGACTTATCAAATTTCAACCATTTCATAGCATTGTCAGTTGTGATCAACTCAATATCCTTGACAAAATGCTCAACTCCAAACATATCTTTTACAATGGCAGAGTAGTAGTTTTCTCCAAAATAATCTCTGAAAAACTGTTGAATATTTGTACTGAACGCTGCCATTTTACAAAAATGATGTCTTAATAGGATATATCCATTCCCCCAAGTTGGGAAAATACTAGAATCAATTAGAGCCTGTCCATCAAACATTGTATTCTTCAATTCATAATTATCAATATGTTGTGCGTAACAATGTTTGTTTTCATCAGTCTCAATACTGACAACTTTAGTAAAAAACGACCTGTCAACATCTTTTAATATTAAAATATTCTTGGGATTAATTTTGACTTTACCAACAATGGCACTTGATATAAGTGGGGCATATGCACTGATTTCGACTGTAGGAGAATTCCTTTTCGGAAGCCGAATGCCCATATATAAGAATTTAATTGCTTTTTTATAAAGACGATCACATATAAACATACATGATCCTTTTTTCGCTTTTCCTGTACTTCTATAAAGCATTTTATAATGAATAATTTCTCGTTTTATAATATCACCATTTTTCTTTCTAGTGATATATTCAACATTCACACCATCATTGTAAAATAATTTTCTGATTTCTTCCTTGGTATGTTTATGGTAACGATCTTTATTTTTATTTGCTTCTTGAAATAATTGTGAAAGTTTTTTGCGCTTGTTTCTTTTCTTTTGAATTTGGCTTTTATAACCATATGATTTTGCTAATTTGTATTCAGTTCTAGCATTTTTGGCAACTTTTTGTAAATGTGCAATTTCTTCTTCATATGAACGAGAACCAAAGTTAAATTCTAAACAAATTATATCTCGTGTAGATTCTTCCTTCCATACTTTTAATCCGTTTTCTTTTAGAAAGTCACTAAAAAGGCTATTTGTAAACATTGCATCTTTATACTCATAATGATCTCTGACACCATTGTTATACTCATAAAGAGTGCTTGCTTCAATGTTTTTAATTTTGATTCCAAATTCACTCATGTATATTATATCACCACCTGTTTATTCATTTAAAATTCCTCCTTGCATTCATCATTTATCGGATTATTCTCTTCATAACACACCTGCAAAGATTCACAACCAGCACAATCAACCATATTACTCATCGAACACTCTGATAGTGGAAGAGTTGTTGCCATATTATACAAATCTTCGCTATTATATTTATTCTCCATAATCGTCCTCCGTCATTTCATAAATCCTATAGCCTAGAAAAATAGCCATATCTTCAGTTCTATCAAAACAGTCTACATGGGCAGATTGTCCAACATCATTTCGCACATATTTGTCTCCAATGCAAATTTCTTCGCCACATTCAGAGCATATAATATTGCTTTTATATTCTCTATAATTAGGGCATCCTGGAATATGATGAAGTTGTCCGCAATACTCACATGTACAGTTCATAATATTCATTTATTTAATTCCTCTCTAGTAACAATTTCCAAACCTCGATCGAAGCATTTTTGTTCAAGATCATAGCGATCCATGTAATATTTGAATGAATCGTGATTATTTAATTTCGATACTTCCTGTAATATATTATTACGGATAGAAGAGGAATCTGAATCAAATTCGACATCTTTATATTTTTCCATGAGATCAAGCAGCTCTACACTATTTTCTTTTAAATATAATGTAGCCGTATATTTTTCTGTCTCTTTATTCCATTTAGCAATAGCAATCACTGAATAATTTCTATTATGTAAGTCAATTTTTATGCAAATTGTTCCAATATTTTCGTATCTAAGCATTTTTAATACCTCTCTTATATGTATATTGATCATAGACTTTCCCTAACCGACATGCTCGATTGAACCGCATATCTGATTCAATTCTCGTTGCAATATTGTGGGAAGTAGCGTTAGTAGTGTCAAAATCTGATTCGTAGATCACCCCTCTATATTCTGATGGATCTACATAAATTTTTGGTGTAATATAATTCATATATTTTTTGTTCCCTTTCTCTGTTAAATATTTTTTTCATTCGCATCGCTCCTTTTATAGTGTTGCGTTAATTTGTGTCATATGTTTATTCTCTGTTTTATTTACGACTTATTACCATTTTTAATTTCTCCAAATGAGTCTACATTATAAATTTCCAACATTTTAGCAATAGCCCATTCAATTTCTTGCTCATATCCTTCTTTATTAAGTACATATATATTTGGTACATTTTGCGGTGGTTTCTTTGAATTAGGTTGAACACTACCAACTTCTTTTTTGATTAGAAGTGGTTCTTTGTCACCAATTGAAGAAGTAAGATATTGAATACATTGATTAATTGTATCCTTTGACATAGAAAGTTCTTTAGACATAGATTCTATACTTCGCCAAAAAGCTTCTGGTTTAGTTTCAGGATTATACATAGATTCTTCATTATCTTTATTTTTAGGACGAATGAAGATATATGAATTGATATAGAGAAAAGCCATTAGTATATTCTCTTTATTGATACTTAATTCACTCATCATAATAAAATCAAGTTGAGAAGATGTGATTTTTGAGAACTTATCAACAACATCAAAATTTTCAGGAATGATTTTAATTTCAATTCCAGTATCATATCCAAGCGTATCAAGATCCTGTTGAACTTCAATCATTTTGTTGTTAATCATATATTCCAGTACATCAAGAATTTCTTGAACAGCTTTCGGTCTACGTTTGTGTGTCTTGTATCCGTAAAAATTTAAAACTTTTCTAAGAGTAATCCAGCTATAGTCTTCGTAAGACCTATATTTATCAATAAGGATATAAGTAATATAGAATTTACGACTAACGCCATATTTAGTTTTAATGTTTCCCTGAATATAGTTATTTGGAAAACGAGTAAAGTATTCTGTTTTCTGTTGCAATAAAAATTCCTCCTTTATATGTGATATTTATTTATTCTCTATTTGACATGAGGCAGAAGATAAATTTACGAGCGTTCAGTAAAGTGGGTCTGACCCCCCACTTGTTTGTTTTATTTTTGAAATTGATAGGGGATAAAACCTACTTTGCCGAACTGAAAGAAGATATACAACATATTAAAAAGACAGACTATTCGTAATTTATTCACTACGTTCATAAATTACTCTTTAATTTTTTTGAATGTTATTAAATGCTTGTTCAAGTTGTATTTTTAATTCATTGAATTTATCTTTGCTTTCTTGCGAAGAATTTGTTTCCCACTCAATAAAAGATTTTCTCATTAATTGAATTTCTTCAACTTTATTCATAATATTCATTTACTTGCTCCATTCTTTTAGTATAGTCAAATTAATATTCTATATATTTCATAATATTTATTCTCTTATCATTAATTGTTTTCTTTTTGATTAAGATCTATATATTTATCATTAAACTCAGCATTGAATACAGGTAATATGTTATGATATTGTTCATATATTTCTTTACCAGACATATGAGTTAGATATTTCATTCCATTAGGTAACTGCTTATGAAGAGTTTTTTCTTCTACAATACTTTTCTCTTTGCTAAATCTATCACCTATCTTGCCACAAATAGAGCAGTAGCTACTTAATTCTGTATGAAGATTATTCTTTCCCATAAAAGAAAACTTATATCTTATAATACATTCCTCATATTGATGCTTGTGCTTTGATTTCTTCTCAATCTTAGAAATATTACTTCCTGTATTCTTCCTGTGCTTTGGTATTTCCTGATCAAAATTATTCATCATTCTCCCTTTCCTTATAATAATAAATAACATATATACATCTATCATACATTACTTCTAATATTGGTAATTGAATATCCTTGGCATTGTAATATTCGAAGGCTGTTGGTTGAAGTAAATACATTGCTAATGATGGTTCTCTTTTAATTATTTCTAATACAACTGGTTTTATGAGTACATTAAATATAAATTCTGTTGTAAGTACCATATCTTCTTTTCCATAATATTTATTGTAATATGATTTAAGTGCATCTAATATTGTTGTGTGTTTTGATATATCATAGTGTCCTTTGCAAATCAGAATTATATCTGTCATTGTTTTATTATCCATTTTTATGCCCTCCTTGATAATAGTTATTTATTCTCTATTTCTACACATCCATTAATATAATTATTGTAACCTGCCTGAAGAATTGCTTCGGTTTCTTCTATGATTTGATAAAAGAAACTTGGCTTCTCGTAATAAATTCCTTTTTCTTTATCTATAGGAACATGATCTATTTTAGTCTTTGAGTTTTCTTTTATTAAATGATAGATTGTCATATCTTCATCAGTAACTACACCTTCAATATATCTTCTAGTAAGCCTGTTTATAATATGATCACTGTGGGTTTCAACTATTGTTATCTGTGATCGGTTCATTAATTCAATTATTTTGTCGGCTATCTCTAATTGTAGAATAGGATGTAATGCGCATTCTGGCTGCTCTAATATAATTACACTATTGATCATAATATTATGTTCTATATCTGCCAAAGCAATAGAGCATTCTTTCCATTTAAAATATTGTGCTGAAGAGTATTGTGATTGACATTGTTGTAGAATTGTTGTTTTACCAGTATTGTTACAACCAGTTAATACTGTTAATGGTGTTAAATTTAATGTTTGTGTTTCAAAATATGTAGGTAACTGTGTTTTAAATGTTGACATAGTATTATGTTCCTTTCTGTTGATTAATCTTTCTTATTTTTATTCTCTGTTTGTGTTGACAGATATTTAGTAATTGATATGGTCTATCCTAAAATTATTTTCTTGCTACGCTGCGAAAATACCGTCCCTTTGATAAGGGACTATTTTTTATACTGGCGTATACCATTACATTCTTTATATAGAGTTATGGGAACTAAATCGATCATTTTGAGGGTAAATTTTTATTTTTATATCTTTGTTGATAGATTGGTAGTGTAGAAGATACAATCGATTTTTGTGTCGATTTGATACGAATTAGTCAAGTAATTATGTTTTAAATAAAAATAAGACAGTGCAATTACTGTCTTAATAGTTTTGTGTGTAGTTTTATGGTAGCCACTATATGGGGATTATATGATTTGGAATTTTTACTGGGAAAATCGTTATCGGTAAAAGTGCTTATAAATAAGGAAGATTTTGAATTTGTGGGTGGATTTTTGGCGAGATAGGAGTTTGATTTTGGGTTGTGAAGTGGCTGAAATGCTTGATTTTAATATGGTTTGACGATATGAGGTACGATAAAGGGGTTTAATGAGTGAAATTTAGGATTTTGCTTGATTTTGTTGGGATTTTGATGATTAGAGAGAGGATGGATTTTTGAGTTGGTATGTGGATGAATCTGCTATATGGATTTCAGAAAAGACAAGCTGCCGTTTCAGTTTTTGCTACCCCCTATACCATTAAGGCTACGGTATTTCTATATTTTTCCGCAGAATCTCAATAGAACAAACGTTTTATAAAATCATCCTGGACTCTCAGAGCAGAACAAACTCGAACAAGTGTTTGAATTATAATTTTATCGTCATTTTTAAAATTTATTATTGACAATCACTTTATAAGGTGATAATATACATAATATCAACAGACGAAAAACAACTTTATAAAGTTTTTAAAGATTTTTCTAATAAACTGTTGACAACCACTTTAAAAAGTGGTATTATAAATACAACGAAAAGAGGTGATGTAATAATTGAAAAATTCATAATTCAAGAATTAAAAATTGTAATAGGGCTTCTACTGAATGGTAACACTCAGCAGGCTATAGAATCCATAAAGGATATTATAGCATACTTGGAAGATTATTCTAACAAGTAAAGCCCAGTTGATAACTAGAAAAGATATTCTAGCACCGTCACAAGTCTATCATACCAATTCTAGTTATCAATTACAATCCCACAACAGGAAAAAACAATTTTATATCTTTTCTATAGGTACTCTGGAATAGTCCTAGACGTTTCAAGAAAAGACTATAGCAGGTTATAAGATTCTAGCGTAGTCACTCATTGAGTTTGACGCTATACAAATTGAATAAAAGTGGTTATAAGGTTTAACCCGTAAAAACCTATAGGACAGTGACTTGACTAGCAATCATAACTAAACATTTTCGTTTAGTGTCCTCACCCAGCCGGCAACGTCTGGAAGATAGCAGAAAAGCTATAAGTTAACCGCTCAATCGCTAGATTATATTCTAGGTGTGGTCAATGACGCGAGAGAGTAGGAACGACAGGGTGAAAAACCTTGTATGAAATAAAAATCTCAACCGATAATAGCACGGTTGACGGTGTGAAGTCGATAACCAAGCTAATAGCACCGAAAAGATAAAAGCATAATAGTTATATATTTTTAACCGGATAAAGGGTAACACCTCCGGTTATTTTTATTTTAGTAGGGTAATGCCTGCAATATAAAAATACTTGTAAAAATATATAACTCCCTTATGTGGCTATAAAAAGTTGTACATAGTAAAAAGGCTGGAATAAATCTATCTAAAAAACATTGGAATGCACTATAAAGAGCCTACTTTTTAGGATAAAAATAATAATATAGATAGTTTGCGTCATTGTAACATTAGCTCTAGTATCCAGCCTTTCATAGTGTGCACAACACATTAAAATAGATGAAAGAAGGTCGTTTATTATGAAAATGTATAAAGTATATGTTAATGGTAACTATGTAGGAAGTCAGGAGTTTACACCAAACGAAGTATCAAAAATTAATAATGATGCATCAATCATATTAAAATAGTCGAAACTAGGCTCATGCCTAGTCTATGCAAGATGGCAACTTGCATACTGACGATGACAAGCCACCACATTACACAATAATTTTATTTATATGAAGGAGGTTGTTCACTATGAAGAACACAACATTATCAATCAATTTCTATTCAGCAACTATCAACGAAGCACTCAAAAACGAGTTTATGCAGGCAATCAATCATGAGTTAGCAGGAATGAACATTGAGTCTCTCAATGACTCTATTTCACGGTTAGAGAAGCAGGCTTCATCTATTCAGAAGGATATTGACGACAACGGGGATGATGAAGCAGGCACTAAACAGAAGAAACTTGACGGTATCAATGCGACTATTGCAGATAATAAAGATGCACGGACTAAGTGCGAGAAATCACAGGCTCAGACTCTCGATATTTATAACAAGGTTGTATCTGCCATGTCTGAGAAAAACAAGGATCATTTTGGCAATAACAAGGATGTAGTGCGTACTGTCTTACGAGTATTAGCCACATGGGATAACTCTAAGTTGGTGAAGTATGCAATTATTCCTGCTTTCCAGTCACCTGCACTTTATGAAGCACTCGAAACAATTCATATCACAAGTAAAGCCAATGAGAACGGTGAGTTGTCTATGACTAACGATGTCAAGGAAGCATATAAGAAGGCTTCGCAGGAACTTGAAACAATCATCAAGACAACTTTCAGTTTGCCTTTTGAAACTCCATATACAGACAAGACAAGGGTAAAACTTACAGCAGAAGATAAGAAGTTACTTAATGATTGCTACATCCGTGGATTCTCTAACAAGTTCGATACAGACGATGACGGAAAAGTAACATTTAAAAAGCGTCAGATTAACACACTTGTAAAGGCTAAGAAGAATAAGAAGACGCAGGAAGTAACATATGATTATTCAGGACTTGCAAGCACTATCAGCAACATTGTAATCAAGCATTACTTCGCATAATGTAACTCAAAATATATAGTATAAAAGGGCAAGGGTTAAACTTTGCCCTTTTAATAGTGTATATTTTAATACAACGTAAATATAAGGAGGCAAAATGGATATGCAAATTTATAAAGCACTTAACACGGAAGTCTTGCATAATAAAGAATTTCGTATGGGTTCTATTATTCTGCAACTTGACAATAAAATGATACTTGTATGTAATAAATTTAATCATTCACGCAAATATAATGTAGAATTAACTGTATGGCTGCCAACCGAAAAGAAATGGGTTCGCACATATACAAAGAACAAATACACAGAAATGATGTGGGATTATTTTCATGCCCATACTAATAATAGAACTCGTAAAGCATACAAGGCAAATTATGAAAGCATGATGGATCATGATCGTAGACATAAAGGCGGTGGAGGTGGATCACGCATTTATAACGAAAGCATCACTGATTATGAATGCTCAAGTAATCCTTTACACGATTTTAGAAGATGTTATAATTAAGAGAAACGGAGGCATAACAATTATGAATAACGAAAACAAGAAAAAATTTGATGCAAATGTTAATGCAATCAACAGAGATTTAGCCAAAATTGCAGAAGGCAAATTACCAACAGATGAATTGGTAAAAATGCAGTTTCAAGCTATCAAAATTTTAATTGATGATTGCGAAAAATTAGTAATTGAAAAATAATTATGCATTGACAAACACTTTATAAAGTGGTACGATGTAAAATAACTAAAGGAGGGAAAACATGATTGTATATTCAAAACTTGCCACTTTATTAAAAGATAGAAAAATGGCTTGGAAAGATTTATGTAAATCTGGAATAGCAGCAAATACACCACAAAAATTTTCGCAAAATAGACCAATATCAACAGAAAGTCTAAATAAAGTCTGCGAATATCTCCATGTTCAACCAAGCGAAATTATGGAATGGATTCCTGATGCAGAATATAACAAGGCAAATGAAGAAATTGCCTCAATCGAGCAGCAAATAGCAGAACTAGAAGCAAAGAAAAAGCAATTACAAGGCAAATAATAATGCGTCATAAACGCATCACAAGCACCCAATTTCCGGGTGCTATTTTTATACCAAAAAATAGTATCCAGTCAAAAAGACAGAGTATTTTTTACTCTGTCTTTTTTAGTGCATACTATTAGCACAAAATAAAACAAAAAGGAGAGTTGATTAAAATGGCAAAGGTAAACGTAGTATGGAAGGGAATGTATGTAGGCACAGAAAAGATGTCTACCGATCAGATCCGCAAGGCAGAATATGCAGGTTTTACAATTACATACGCAGAATAAATCTGTGTACGGATAGTGAGTTCGATTATAACTCACACAACTACGGATGCAGATTTAAAAGCAAATGTAGTTATTACATAGTAAAAGGCAGACTATTTCGGTCTGCCTCAATCCTAAGAACACAAAATGAATTGAATAAAACATATTTGTGTTGCACACAAATTATAAACGATTCAAATGCAAATTACAAGAGCGAATAATAAGGAGGAAGCAATTATGGCAAACTGGGCAAGAGAAATCATGGTGTTAGCAAATGATTTTTGCTTAAACACATCAAAGGCAAAAGAAATTATTAAACAGGTAGACAATTTATCTGTTCCAAGTGGAAAGATGGAAGATTCATGGAAATATGACAGAGCATATTCACGGCTTAAACCAATGATTATGTCTGCATAGAAGGCAAAGTTATTTTAGAAAGGAGTGATATTTATGGGATCTATGTATAGAAAGACAAAACAGATGCGTGATTTTGAACCTATTCTAAAACGGAATGGGTTCAGATATTTACGAAGTCATGGAAGCCATTTTACATACATAAATACAGTAACGCACAAACGAATTACAATTAACAAAGATCTCAATCGGATGGTAGCAGAGCGGTTGATGAAAGAATACGACTTAGTATAGGAGGAAAACAGAAATGGAAAATACAGTACGGTTATATACATATCAGGAAGCAGTACATATATATAAGAAGAAACAGGCTCGCAAAAAGGCAAAACGAAAGGCAATTATTAAGCGGAAATTAATTTGGTTGTTCAAGGCAAATTGGACATTGCTTACCATTGTGCCAATGATATTTATATCAAAATGGTGTTTTGATGGTGCACCAGATTATATATTATACATGATTATATATAGCTCCTTATGTATATTATGTTGCTACGGAAATGTAAAGGGATATTAAAATGGAAAGAAAGGATGGTTATTTTATGAATCCAGATTATGAACAGGCTAAACGTATGGCGTTAGAGAATGCAGTGCAGAAAAAGAACAGAAAAGCAGTATATGATTTTCAGTGTCGCCACGCAGGAAAACATTGCAATAGAAAACGGAAAAGAAAATAAAAGAGAGGTGTGTATATGTTTAGTGTAGATGCATATTTAGAAGCGGAAAAGGCATTACGGAAAGAATGCGATGATATGGTTGAAAACGGAGAGCTTACAGTAGACGAGGCAGAATTTAGATTTATGATGCGTAGAGATGAAATCTTAGAGGCAATGTCTGATTAAATGGATATTTCATAAGGAAAGTGAGGAAAATTATGGTAAGAGAATGTTATAAGGAAATTTATAAATTGCGGAATTTACTTGATATGGCAGGCATTCCGTATGTTTTTGAAAATGGATTTTTAAACGGAGCTGCATTAGCATATCCAAATAGAAATAAAGGAGAGTTTGTTTGTTCTGTAATTGAGCATGATGGAAGTTACGGAAGAAGCGATGACAAGTTAGAACTTATGGGACTACTTACAAATGAAGAAAGTGAATGTGATGACGTTGTAGGATGGCTTACAGCAGAAGATGTGTTTAACAGAATTTCTAAACATTATAATGCACAATAAATGCGTGTTTCCTATGGATTGGAAAGGAAGGTAAGAAATGAAATGAAATTAGTACAGGAAATTAAAAAGAATGAGTTATTAGGAAATAGTTGGGGAATCTACGAATTAAACCCTGATGAAAAAAAGAAATACGGAAATAATTACGCATTGTCTCAGGGCGTGTTTTCTGAATATGCAATACAAGAATTTGGTGCAGATGATCTGTTATCTAATCTCAAAGACTTTGCTTATGAAGGGTTTTTTGAAACACAAAAAGAAGCATATATGCAGGTAAAGTTAGTGGAAATGAAGAGTAAGATCGAAAGAATGGAACTTACCATAAAGGACATATTGAAATTACAAACACCAGAATGGTAACTAAGAAATTCGCTTTCTTTAGAAAGGAATGGTAAGCAAAATGGATTATTTATATGTTATAAGCAGAATAGAGTATGAAGATGCAATAGTTTTACAAGTAATGTGCAGAGATGGTGTACATACTTGTTATCACAGCAAAGTAAACTAAGATGTACAGGGAAAAGGAGTGATAATATGTGGAATACACCACATTCAAAAACAGGATGGAATTTAGGAACAGAAGATGAATCTACAGAATATTTTACACTAAATGGTGTAACTTGTTATCATAATTTATTAACAGATAAATATTATGCTTTTCTTGGAATAACAAGTGATAGAAAAGTAGAATTTGAAACGAGAGAGGCTTTGCGAAAAGGAGTGAAACGAAATGACAAGTGTTGAGAAGTCAAAAGAGGACACACGGAACTTAAATGAACTTACGGATCATCTGATTAAGCTGCTTGAATCGAATGACAAGCGGTTCTCATTTGAATTTTGTGCAGGTGGCACAATGGAGATTTACGACAAAGAAAAAGAAATCGGTTATGCGGTTCACATTGCACCGATTGAATATGATGAGAACGGAAATGCGATAAATTTATAGTAACCGCAAAGGCAGTTAGGAGAATAAATACCTAGCTGCCTATTTTATTACAAGAAAGCGAGGAAATGATTATGAACGAATATTTAGAACAGGCAAAGAACTTCTTAAATAAGGCAAATGCAAAGTGTGAAATTGTGTATGGTGGTATTTCACGGAATGAGAACTGGAAAGAGAAAGAAAAAAGAAATTGGTATGATGTAACAATCACAACGCCAAGAGGCAAAATGACGTTCACATTCTGGGATAACATTCACAATACAAAGATTTCTACAATGACATTTGAGGAATACGCAAAAAAGAAACTCAAATATAACAGAGTTGAAGATATGTCATATGGTGAAAAGGTAAAAGCCAAAAATGATTTAGCAAGATTAAAGGCAGATGCTGTACCAAACGAATATGATGTGCTTGCTTGCTTAGAAAAATACGATGTAGGAACTTTTGAAGATTTTTGTTCAGAGTTTGGATATGACGAGGACAGTAGAACGGCAGAGCGAATTTACATTGCAGTTATTAAGGAATATAAAGACTTGACAAGAATTTTCACAGAAGAACAGATGGAAGAATTAAGCGAAATTCAGTAGGAGGTATGATTATGAGCTATTTATTCTTATTTAGAGAAAAGGATTCGGATGACAGAGATTGTTGTGCATATATTGATTCAAAGAATCCACGATTTGAATGCAATCATTATTTTGGAAGAGTGAACTTAAACGGAGCTTGTTATAGCGGACATGAATTTCCTGCTTATGAAGATATTGAAACGGTATTAACTAAGGCAGAATACAACGAATTGGTTCAGTTCAACAAAGCAATTAATGATTTAGGATATGGAATTACAAAGGGAGATGAACGCTATAATAAGGGAATTGCATTAGCAAAATCAGTACAACATATCTATGATAAGCTCAAATCTGAAGAAGCAAAAGAATTCCAGCAGAAAATCATTGAAAGCGAAATCGAATATATGAAGGATGAATATTCATTGGATGATACAGATATTGAGAAGATATTTGATGAATATTATCTGGATTACAGAGACAGAGGAATTATTGGCAGTGTGTTCGAAGACAGCTCAGACTTGGGATATGAGGAAGCATGGAGTTTTGGATACATTAAAAATGGAGATTCTATTGCAGATAAATATTTCGATTATAAAAAGTTTGGAGAGGATTTAGTCAATGAGGATGAAAATTATCTTGAACTTGATGACGGACGAGTTGTAAGTCTGAATTATTAGAAGGGAGTGAAGAATATGACAATTACATATGATTTAGATTTAAACAGGTTTAATGCGTGGAGTGGTGCAGTAGATACGCTTGACAGAATACAGAGAGAAGGTAGATGTGAAGAGTTAGAAAACATTCTTGAAGATTTATATCCTGATGGAATGACAGAAACGCAGCTTAATGATTTACTGCGGTTCGATTCTGAACAGGTGTATGAATGGCTTGGAATTAGAAGTGAAGAACAGATTAGAAAGGAAATCAAGGAGGCAGAAGATGAACTTGCTGATATGCAAAGCGATTTGGAAGATGAACTTGATGACGAAGATCTGACAACAGAAGAGAGAGCAGAAATTATTGACGGTTATCAGCCAGACATTGATGAAATCAAGGAAAGAATTGCAGACTTGAATGAAGAATTAGATAATATCTAAGCAAAGGAAATAAAGTTGGTAATTGGTCGGTAGAATAGGAGCGTGATTATATGAGGGAAATTGAAGTAAACAATGGATGCAAGATTGTATTAGAGAATAAATCACAAGGTATAGAAATAATTCATTGTGACAGTAAGGGAGGTATTGAATATAGTTATAATATTCCTGATGGCGATCTTGTAATGTTGCTGAATTATTACAGAAACTGTAAGAGTGGCAGAGAGAAATCTGATTATATATTAGAAGGTAAAATTAGAAATACGAACACAGATAATGTCGAATATATCTAAGCAAATGAAATTGTAATTTCAGGGGTGATAAACATGGCAGAAAGATACATAAAAGAGTATGCAAATGATTGTAAGAGAAAAATTGAAGAAAATAATCTAATGGGGAGTAATGTAAAAAATAAGGCAATTGCAAAAATCAATAAGGCTGTAAAGCTAAGGGATAAATGGCTGATTACATCAGATGAAGCGATTAAAATAATATTGGAACGATTTGAAGTTTAATACAGAGAATAATAAGGCAGACGCAAACATATGTGTCTGTCTTATTTATTGGAAGGAGAATGCAAAATGGGACTTTTATATTTAAAGAATGAAGAGAAACAGTTATACAGTGCATACGGATTAACTGTATATGGCAGACAGGATAGATATGAATGGACTATCTACAACAATAAACCAGATGAAAATGTATATACATCATTACGGATTGAGCGAAACGGAGAGGAAATCTACAACAGAAATCTTGGTAACAGATGTATCTTTGAAGAGAATTTCAATAGAACGATTGATAATTTCTTATGGTGGATTGATAAAGATAATCCCGATGCATACGACATTGACAATGCAGTTATTAAGGATTTGTGCGAAACAAACTCATTATTCAATCATCTGATTGGAAATCGTAAGCGAAAAGAACAAGCAGAAGCCAATGAGAAGGCAAGGGTTGAAACAATCAGAGAAGAGGAACAAAGACAGATTGATTTGATTAAGCAGTATTGTGAAAAGAAAAATCTGTTATTCAAACAGTATTATGAAAAGGCTTATCTGATTAAGCTACATAATAAAGATGTAAGGCAGATGATTGAGAATGCAGACAATAAGCAGTTTGAAGAATTAAGAGATTTTATGGATGAACATCCTGATAACAAAGATGCTGTGATTGTAATGAATGGAAACATTGAAGACATAGCAAGGCAGATAGCATAGAAAGTGAGGTTGATTGATATGTTGGAAAGTTATGTTATGGAAAATGCAGATTATGCAAAAATTAAGAAATTGAATACATTGCACAATATGGAAACATTTTGGGATGACGTTAGAAAATTCACAAAGAATGTGAGATCGGATCATAGTTTAGGTAGATGGCAGATATTATCAGAAGCGAGATATGGTGAATTAATGCAAGCGAAACGTAGTTTTTATGAAGATTAAAATGAGGTGATTGATAATGATATGTGAAATAAGCAAGAAAATATTAAATGAAGTATATGGTGGAGATACAAAAGAATCAAGAGAAAAAGCGATTAAAGATGGATATTTTATGGAATGGACAAAAGAAAGAATTAAAAATGCATTTAAAGCAGGAAATGGAACAGAAAAGGATTTAAAAAGATATATGAATGATAATAAACAATATTGTGTATTTGTAGAAATTTAAACCCAGTTGAAAGAACTGATTCTTGAAAAGAAAGCGAGGTAGCAAATATGAAAACAATAATTGATAAAAGCGAATGTAAGCCATTAAGTGACAATATTGAAGGCAAATTGGTGGTAATTAAACCAGATTTTTTCAAACCAGAATTTAGAGAAGCAAAGTATCAGCTTGTGATTGCAACAGGTGGTTTTGGATGTGACACAAGTAAAATGGGAAATGCAGTATATGTAGAAGAAGTTCATACTGATAATCCAGAGCATTACAGACAGGAAAGATACAATCTTATTGGTGAACCAACAGAAGAGATTATTAAGGAATGGAAATCAATGTATGGTGAATTTAATGAAAAAGTACAGAAAGCATTGGAGGTGTAGGAATTATGATGACAAGAGAAAGATTTGCGGAGACAAACTGGAAAATGAGTTATGAGGAATATCAGAAATGCTATTGTCCTGAATGTAAAAAAGAAGAATGTCCACACAGAGGAGCAATAAGAAGAGTACCTGAAATTGATGGTGGACTTGGTTTATGTCCTAACTTAAAAGGAGAGTGATTAAGATGTTTAAATATATTATCAGTTATGATGGCGGTCAGTTAAGAGATAGTTCTGATTTTGAATGGGGATTATTTGATTCCTATGGCGAAGCTGAAGAAGCTGCCAATAACGCAAAAGAAGAATATATGAATGACTGGGATATTGAAGGTAGTGAATACGATCCTGATGATTTCTGTATTGAGATTGTGGAGGTGTAGATATGAAGTATAAAAATAGATACACAAATAAAGTGAAACAGAATGCATATATGAATGCTTGTGATTGTTTATATTTTGGATTTGGAAAGATTTTTTGGAATGATTGTGGATGTAATGATGATTCTGTATGGGATCAAGCAATGAGAGATATGTCGAATATGTAACGGAGAATAACTTAATAGTGATAGTTAAAGCAGAGATTTAATTGTCTCTGCTTTTTCTATAAATACATATAAAGGAGGGTAGTTAGTATGAAACCATACAAAAAGTACGGAGATTATTATGTACCAGGCGAAAATATCAAATTCCCAACGGAAGATGAAGCTTGGGAATACATAAGAGAAAACTACTAACAATTAGAGGCATCGGCTGGTGACGCAGCCGTGTAAGTCCTCAACTCCTTATATGTATTATAACATAAAAACAGAAAGAGGGGTATCAAAAAATGAAATTGGATTTAATTATGGTAGATGAGTGCGGAGATGAAGTCAAAGTTGAAACATTCAATATTGGAAATGATCTTGATGAAGATTATATGGAATTATGGAAAGATAGGAAAATTGATCAGGTAAGAGCAAGATATCCAGAAGCACAACGGTTTTTCTTTGAACGACCATATTCAGATATGAGTTATTGGGAACTATTGGAACATGAAGATTTTGGACAAGAAATGGAGTGATGGAAATGAAGAATAATGATTATCCAATATATTTCAAAAGTAAAGGTAATGATATATATGCAAGCTATGATGGTGTGCAGTGGTTTTGGTATGGAAATATGGAATGTTGTTAGTAGTAAATAGCAATTTCAAATGGAGGTTGATTTTATGTTAAAGGCAATAAATATTAAATGGGATACAGATGGAGATAAGGACGTGTTTAATGAACTTCCAACGGAAGTAACGATTCCAGAAAACACGAAAGAGGAAGATATTTGTGATTATTTATCTGATGAGTATGGATACTGTGTATTTGGATTCGATGTTGTAACAGTTAAAGGATTCAGATGTTTGTTTATTGATGGAACACGTAGTGGATATGCTCCTGAACAGTGTTATGAAACAATGACAGTTAATCAGATGATAGAGAAGTTAATTGAATTAAGGGATTATGATCATGCTGGTGACTGCCCGATTTATCTATCAAATGATAATGGATATACTTACGGACATATAAATGCAGATACAATGAATCTTGGAACATATACAGAAGACAATGGTGTTGAGATTGAAGAGAGGTGGTAATGGTGGTAATTATGCAAGATATTGATATTCACTTTAGGAAAACAGGAAACAATGAGTATTGGTTGCTATACAATCATGAATCATTTTTGATTAAAACATACAATGATGGAAAATTTCACAACAAATTATATGAGTGCGAAAAGGAAATCCCAGAAGAACTTGAATGGTTTGTTGATACTGTAATTAGAAGAGAGTTAGAAATGGAGTGATGATAATGGAAATTAAAAGTGTTGTAAATAATGGAGTGCAGATTCCGAACGAATGTACTTGTATCTGGTGTGGATCAAAAATGCAACGTGGTGGTGCTAATAGGATGGGTGCAGGAGTTAATAGTTTTGCTCTATGGTGCGATAATTGCGGAGCTGTAGTTGTACATGCTTGTGATTTTGGAAAGAAAATTACTGGTTATGAAGTGAAATGGGATGTGAAATAGGCAAGTAAACAAGAGTTTCATATGATTATGAATTGAGGTGAAATGAATGAAAAAAGCTATTATATATATGGAAGTGGCTTGTGGTTGTTGTGGGGGTATTATAAACAGAGACTATCATAACAATAAAAGTGTTAAATGGTTAAAAAATGCTGTAAGTGATTGGAGATGGACAAAAGAATATGGAAATACTTGTCCAGATTGTTTGGCAAAGATGAAATGAGGATTTACTCGGAAAGAGAGGCAAATAATATGGTAAGAAAAATTAACAA